TATCCTGTTTATCAAATGCTTTGCCATATCTCCTCATAGCAGAGCCAGGAACTGAAGAATATTCTATTTCAGACCACTCTTTATCAGACATCTTTTGTTCAACAGTTTCAGAATATCTCTTCAACCATTTTCTATATTCTCGATTGGTGAAACCCAGTTCATCTCTTAAATCAGAACATTTACGAGGAGCCCATTTACAGGCTAACCTATCCTTTTCACGAATTGCTTGGGCGAAAGTTGAAACTACACCTGGAATGTGAAAGTATCTAACCAAGTCTTTATAATAACCTAATTCAGCTAAGGTTCTTGCATTATCAACAATGAAATCAGGTGAACACTTTGCTATTTCATCTAATACTGTATAGAAAGTATTCCGTTCACCAGAACCTATTCGTGCTGCTCTCGCCCAAAATAAAACTTGTGTTGCTAATTTAGGGTCATCTTTATATGCTCTATCGAAATTCTCAAGGATAAACAACCTATCAGCATGTCGCATATTACCGATACGAGTGAACAAATCAAGACATTCTGTTCCTGATGTTGTGTTCGTTACTGCTCCGTTTGTTGTTGTTGTATAGTTCATAATATCCTTAAAGTTTATCGTTTATCATATAATTACAATATACGAAAGATTGAGTATATAAGTCAAGTCTTTTTTTAAATTATTTTAATAATCTAAATCTGTAAAATCTGTTTCTTCATACGAAGTGAAATCATCAGCGTCATCAAAGATTAAATCAAAATCATTACCTTTGGCATCTCTAATTAAATCTGTTAGTGCTTCTATTACTGCACCTTTTGTTATTTCATCATCTTCTATTGCTTGTTCGTTGATGTTTTCTAGCTCTTCTATCATCTGTTGTATTGTCATTTTTACCTTATCCTATTTTGTAAGTTTTTTCATTTCTTTAGTCATCAGTTCTTCTTTTGGTATGGTAACACATATCTTGTATTCATACCAATTTTTACCATACTTTTTAGTCAGTTCTTTGTTTCTGTCTATCACAGCTACACTCCACTTCTCATTCCACTTTTTGTGTTCATCCCACAATTTCATTTCTTCTTTGTCCAAGACATCGTTTGATAAAATTGATGAAATAAGTAATGTTGATATTATCAATATCCTTTTCATTTTTCTCCTGTCTGTTGTTTGTATTTTTTCCAATATTCATTAGCTTTTAAAATGTCGTTTGTATTTAAAAAGATACCTCTCTCCAAATCGTCTATCCTATCCTCAACCCATCTCAATTCAGGGTTATCCATAGATGGATTGACACCTTCAATTCTTTTCAATAATGCAATAAATTTATCGTAAATCCAATCGTTTTCATTGTAACCAACACCAAGTACATCTTTTAATCTTGTAGGTTTTCCTTTAGTTGGCATATTTATTCCATATTTTGTTACATTCTTCTAACTGAATCTTTGATGGGTTTTGTTCCCTTTTTCTGATATTGTTAATCAATCCTATAACGAAATCCTTATCTGATTTTGGTGTAACGCGACCAGCTCTATAAGCATCATTGATACGATACTTTAACTTTAATAGTTTACCAACAATAGGATTACTATCGTGTATATAATCTTCATCTTTCATCTATATCAATCCTTTATTTTTCATTTCTCGTGCATCAATTACATTCTTAGCTTCTCTTAAACCACTACCTGTAAATTTTCTGTATGTCTTAATCGCTTCAATCTTCATTTTAGCTGTTAAACAAGTATCAATATAACCCCACATAGAATCTTCTGTTATTCCGGTATCGGAATATTGTTTCCACAATTGATTAGCTTTACCAAATTCAGTTATATCTATAACAATACCACCACTCAAATCTTCAATCTTTCGTTTAACCCAGTCCATATCATTGATTACTTCGAGTTCTCCAAGACTATGTGATTCTCTAGCTTTAAATGAAATCCTAAATCTAAGTTTAGTAAATTTATCTATAAACTTTTGATTTATAAACTCGTGGTTCATTTCTCTTTATTTTCCCATCGTTTCATATATTTCTTATAAACTTTATTCAACGCACTCATCTGTTTTTCTGATAACATAGCATTTCTTTCAAATTGTTCTTTGAGAGAGTTCACAAATGGTAGTGCTGAATAGTTAGCTAAATACCAATCATTCTTACCTTCATCAACTTCAGCAACCAATTCCCAAACACGATTGATTTTTTCAAGGATGGGTTTCATCTTATCTTTTCGTTCAATCATCTTTACCATATCATATCTCGGATTCTTCATTGATTTCAATACAGCATTGTGCATCTTCTCCGAAAATAGTCTGTTACCTGTTTTTAATACTCGTAACATATCTGATAAGAAACTCTCTTTGAGTGCTAACTCATTAGAAGATAACCACTTAATTTCAGTTTCATACTTTTCAGCATATTCTAATTTACGCTTTTCTATAGTTTCTGGTTTTGGGTTTCTATAAAAGGGAGGCATCTAAATCCGTAATTTCACCACTTTCATATCTACTTAAAAATTCTAATTCCATAAGTTCTTCATCTGAATAATCAACATCAACAGAATAATTATTCTCTAACAACCAATCATTTAATAATCCAGCATCTTCTTCTGATAAAGATTCACTCCATTCATCAGATGTATCTAACCAATCAACACCACTATATGTATCTGGAGTGTCATCCACATTCAACGGATAAACAACACCATCGGTATCTATACAAGAACCAACACTATCTAATACTAATACTTCTAAACTCATTTAATTACCCTTTCTCATTACCCTATAATATACGAATAAAACCTAACATAAGTCAAGTCTTTTTTTTAATTATTTTAAGTAATTCCTACTAAATTACAATTACCCATCATTACAAGAGCTTCAACACCCTCTGATTCTGATTCAAATTCTTCAACATCGGCCATATCAAATTCGTATTCTTCACCTTTATCATCTGACACCATAATTGGCATTTCACCATCTAAAAGTTCAACTGAATCAAGTACGAACCAATTTGAACCAATCCGAACCATCACAAATTCTTCGGCTAAATATTTATTTATCCCTTCAACCATTTACCAATCCTCACTTTCCATATCTTCTTCTACACCAAAACTATCTATATCATCTATCAAGATAGCTAGGTCATCCATTGTTCCTTCTACTCCATATCGGTTATCTACATCCGATAGAGAATCTTTAATTGTTTCTAATCTTTCCAACAATTCTTTAATTGTCATTTAACATTTCCTTTATTTTATCGTAAAACAATCCCAACACTACAACTGGTAACGCCAACACTAACAGCGTTGTTATAGTGGCTTCTATAAATAATACAAATCCGTCTAATAACATAAATCACTCATAATTACTGTAATTTCCTCAGGTGTTGTAGTAAATACACCTGATATTCTACTATTAACACAACTGGAACAAGTAACAGCCACAGCTGTTTCACTACAATTTGTCATTGTTCCACAATCTCTACATACTAATTCATTCATTCTTATTTTATCCTTTTTTTATTTTATAAGTAATTTGGACCAGTCCAACTAAAACTCTTATGCATCTCCGAATCGAAGATAGAACCTCTACTATGTTTAGCAGCTGCTGCCCAACCTGCGGCTTTCATAATATCACCTTTAGCCATTGGCAACCCTTTATGAGTTCCATCTACTTTAGCAACGAATCCCCATACTCTATTACCTTCTACAACCTTAATAAACTTTCTACCAGGTTGTAGTTTTAAATCTAATACTTTATCTATACCAGTTCTACTACCCCATTTATTATACGATACTTGTATTGTAGCAAGTAAGTTATCCATAGCTTCATCAAATGATAAACCATTCGTTGTAGGTTTCTTTTCAGTTGGTGTTGTGTTTGATACTATGGGTTTTATTCCGTTAATCATTCTTATCTCTCCAAATCTATTACATCACCAAAATAGTGATCAAATGTTTTAATTAAATGTTCATAATCACCTGATTTCATATCATCTAATATAAACCCTTCGTGTTCTATTCCTACTTGTTTACTCAACTTACTAGCCAAACCCAATAGATAAAATGCATTACCTTGAGGACCTGTTAAATCTATTACTTGTTTTTTGTTTGGATCTTTACTTACTATTGCCATTTAATTCCTTTATTTCTCTCTCTCATCATCTTCTATAATATACGACAAAAACCTGACATAAGTCAAGTTTTTAATTGTAACAGTTTGTAACAAGAGTTAAAGTTATACTTTATATCAACCCTTCTTTTTTGAATTTTGTGTGCCACTTCTTCCAATTATTTCTTCCAAATTCTTCGGCTTCTATCTCATACTTATTATCATCATATCTATCTTTACCTTGTCCAACCTGATAATTCATTTCCCACTCGTAGTCTAACTTGAACTTTTTCCAACCTAGTTTTTTAGCATCCATCGCGTGTCTTATTTCGTGGATTATCGTTATGAGAAATTGTTTAGTCTGACTTGGCTTGATTGTCTTGTATTTTGTAGATAACTCTAGTGTACCAGTATCTACATTGAAATGAGCGTGGTCTTTCATTGATTTCTCTTTTACCTTAACACTACCAACTTTGTAATGTTTTAGTAAAGTGGTAATCATCAACTTCTTATTGGTTTCTGATATAAATTCTTTAACTAACATACATATAAATATACGAAACTTTAGGTATATAAGTCAAGTATTTTCTTTATCCAGCCCATCTTTTTCTGTCTTTTGTTGCTTGGTCTTCTGTGGGTTCTTCGTCATTCAACACAGGACTATTTATATGAACTTGTGTAATTGACCCACTCATTTCTGATGGATTCATTTCATAGTCATCAATAACTGATGTAGCTAAGTTCATCATTTCATCTGTAAGTCGTTTTAGTAATTCTTGTTGTTCTTTTGTTAGTTCACTCATTATATGAAGCTCGCACTTACTGCTGATGGATTAATCCACCATATCTTACCAAGACCATCTGTAACTCGTATGGTTTCTTTGGTTTCATCGTATTCACTAATCTTGACAATGGTATTTTCGTATAACATACCATCAACTGATGGTATATTTTCTACTACTTTTACCTTCTGTCCTACTTCTAGTTTTCTTCGTTTGTAGTCTACTAATGTAGCCATTTATCTTCTCCTATTTACAAAATCTTCTTGACTTTTCAAACATACCATTAAATGACAAATAACAATTCGCACACAACAATCGTATGTTCTCTAACAAAAAGTTCTGATGATTGTCATCAATGAAATCAATACCAAGACAAACTTTATCTGTTTTCATATTAACCTCATTGTATCCACACACAGAACATTCGTCTAACCAATAACCTTTCTCAACCAATTGTTGTTTTACAACTGTATGTGACCATCTCTTTGGCGGTTGTCGTTTTCCTAACACAATGTCCTCAACATTTACTCTGTAAGAACCCCATCCTTTTGACTTGATTCCCACTCCTGTTGGATTTAGGTGTTGTTCAAACACACCATATTGTTTAGCCCATTTCTTGTAAGTCTGATAATTGACTTCTAACCAACGAGCCGCTTCCATATTTGACAATGTGTTCTTCTGTGCATCTAATATCATATTCTTGGTAAGTACCTTTCTCCTTCCAGGAATATGTAATGGTTTTTCAGAAGCTCGTTCTAATGGTTTGTTGTCATCTTCCACAAGTTATGTCTTTTGCCAAACTACAGTACGGATGTTAAAATTGTGAGTCGTTTGTGCTTTGATATTCAGTGCTTGTGTCTGATTTATTTTACGCCAAGGTATGTTATCACCCGGTTGATTTGATTGCCAAAACAATTCATCTACTTCAAGTTCTGAAAATTTAAACTCTTCAAAATCATCACTTAAATTTCCCGGTGGATTATATCTATCATTTACTTGGTCATTTATAGGCATCTTACACCTCCGCCCAAGTTCCCGCGAGTTCTACAATACCCGCGATTGCTTCAAATTCATCTTGAACATTTGAAAATTCACCACTTGCTTCTAACTTATCATACATTGAATCTAATGCGTTTTTGATTACGAGTATTTGCTCATAACCTTCTTTACTTATTTGTGACATTATTTGTCCTCCTGTAATAAGGTTTTTTCTGTTTTTGTTTCTTCTTCATCTTCTTGATATTGTTTTCTTATAAATTCTTCAATATCAACATTTAATCTTTTCAATTCACTCATAGCCAAATCTCTAACAAACTCGTCTTCTTTAAAATCAAGAATCGTTGTCATAAGTCTAGTTATATATGTTCCCAATTTATCTGTCATTGTATTCATCTCCTATATCAAAATTTTCTCTTAGAAATTCTTTACAATCAGGATAGAATCTGTTATCTAACAATGTTAAAGCTTCTGATATAACTTCTTTTACCAATTTAGTCTGAACATCATCACCTATGTAATTCAATTCAATTCCATTTTTGTTTCTATATTTCATTCTATTATAACCCCCAATGAATCTACATATAAGATATCACAATTGTTTGTGTATCCACTATAAACTTTTATTGTATCTCCTATAAACTCTTCCCAAACTGCAAGTACCGTATGTGCTACACCTTCATCATCTGTGTAACTACTTGAATTTACTAAATCTATCCAATTGTCTTGACCATAATGTTGGATGTTTACCTCTCTGTTGGTTGTCCAATAAACCTTTTGATAGTCAAGGCCTGTTTCAGCGTCCAATGTTGAAAATGTCTGAACATAACCATCTAACCACTCCATATGATAATAACCATTGTTATCTTGTTCTAAACTCGGTGCTGAAATATCTAAATAACAATCTTCACATGACATTAACATTGTATTAGATGTTTCACAACCAACACATAGTATATATATAAATATACATAAAATGATGTTTCTTACCATTTTTCTTTCCTTTGTCGTTTCTTGTTTTCTTTATTTCGTTTACGTTTCTTTTGTCGTTTGTCTCGCTTTTTGTCGTCACGCTCACCATATTTATCCCAATCGTTAGGATTTATATTAGGCATTTTTTACTATCTCCATATTACTATAATATACAACTATTTTACTATATAAGTCAAGTGTTTTTTTATTCATCTGTTACTGCTCTACCCATTAACTCTTTCCAATCTTGTTCTGGTCTTACCTTTAAGTTAGTTTCCCACACACCATTTAATACATCCGGTTCAACATCTAATTGTTTAGCGAATGAAATCATAGCTCTCATATCCTTTGGAAAACAACTACCCCCAAAACCAAACTTACCGTCTGGACCAGGTACTGATAGATGTGTATGGCCCACTCTACCATCACGAACAAAACCTTCGATTGCTGTATCCCAATCTACTCCACATTCATTTGCTATTTGGTACATTTCATTAAGAAATGATACTTTTGTCGCAAAGAAACAATTATTCATATATTTTATCATTTCAGCCGTTTCATAATTTGTTTGAATTACCGGAATACTTTCTCCAAATCGTTCTTTAAATAAAAGAGCTACTTTATCAGTATTTCGTTTATTTCCTCCTAATATAAATCTTGATTGATTTATGAAGTCAAACTTAGCAGACCGTTCAGTTAAAAACTCTGGATTAAATACAATGTTAAGTTTTGGATACCGTGTCTTTAACTTTCGTGTCGTTCCTGGAACAACAGTAGACCTTAATAATATAACATTATCTGTTCTATTATTTAAAAAATCAATCTCATCAAATATATCATATATAATATTTAAACTTATTGAACCATCTGGATTAGATGGTGTTGGTACTGATACAAATATGTAATCACTTGTATTTAACACATCTGATAATGAATGTGTAGATTTTAGTTCATCTTTATCATATATTTTTACTGTAGCATCACAACCAGTTTGTGGTGAAAATCCAAAGGCTACTGATGAACCTACAAATCCATTTCCTACTATTCCTATTTTCATAAACCAAGTTCCTCTTTATATTTTGTCATCCAATCTTCTATTTTCATTGTCGGTTTCCAACCCAACACTCTATATGCTTTGTCATTGTCAGCTAATGTTTCTTTTGGTTCTATAACAGGACTTACATTAACTCTATCTTCACCCATCAAATCAGCTATCTGATTAACTGACCTATTGTCACCATTTCCAATATTAAAAATATCACCACTACACTTGAAAATTGGTATTTTTACATTGAATCCAGCTTTTATATTTGCATCAACAACATCACCAACATAGGTAAAATCTCTTCTTTGTTCCCCATCACCATTAATTGTCATTGGTTTACCTTCCAATAATTGTTGTGCAAATACACCCATCACCAAACAATAAGCACCTTCAAGTAATTGTCTTTTACCATATACATTAAAATATCTTAAACACACAGTTTCTAAACCATATAGTTCTGAATATAATTTACAATATTGTTCTCCAATTAATTTTTGCAATGCATATGGACTAAGTGGATTTAGTATATGTTCTTCTGGTGTAGGTGTTGTTTCTACATTACCATAAACCGATGATGATGAACTAAATACAAATCGTTTCACTCCATATTTTACACACGCATTTAATAGATTTAATGTACCATTCACATTGGTGTTATGAAATTCAATCGGATTTTCTATTGATGGTTGAACCCTTGCTTTAGCTGCTAAGTGAAATATCACATCTGGTATCTTATCCATTTTTTCTAATCTTCTTCCCCAAAATTCTATATCTTGTATATCAGCACTTATATATAAACACCCATCTAACTCATTACTTCTTTTACCACTACTGTAGTCGTCTATTGAAACTACATCGTGACCATCTTTAATTAATCTATCTATAAGATTACTACCTATAAATCCAGCTCCGCCAGTTACTAATGCGTACATCTAATCAAGTCCTTTTCATAAGTTTCTAAACTATTTATTGTTATTTTAAATACTCCCAATTCCATCTCACCCACCACACCACTATCTTTCAGTATTTCTGATAGTTGGGCGATATAATTAAATTGTTCTGGTGTAAACTCTCTATTATCAAACTCAACCACTATATCATTGGTTACTTCGTCGCTATTATACTTCACTCTATCCTTTAGGTTGAATAAAGTATTGTCTTGTTCCATACCAATATAACCAGCTATATGTTCTGGACTCACATAGATTGTAGAACACCAAGGTTCTAATTCATATAACATTTCATATGAACAGTTCTTAACAACAAATCCTATATCATATTTTGGTGGTATAATTGGTTTCATTAAAGTATCGTGTTTAACAAAATGTCTCCACTTACGAATAAAGTTACGAGTACTTCTTTCATTTTGTTTTAACCACTCATCTGTCTCTCTATTCTTCATAAATACTTCACCAGTTGGATTCCGTTTAGCACCATCAGCGAATCTACTACCACGACAAGTCATATGATATACAAAACCACTCCAAGTCTGAACTAACTTATATCCAGCTAATACAAACCTATTAAATATATCTGAATCTTCTTTTGATTGTGGAGCGTATAATGGGTCGTGTCCACCAATCTTTTGGAAGTCTGATTTATATATAGCCCAAGGAGCAAAGATACCTTCTGTTGTTTTATTGAAATCTCTAAACTTATCTAAATCTCTCAACAGTTGTCGTTCATCAAATTCTTCAGGTTCTATCCCATAGTCAGCTAATATCTTTTCTGGTCCATCTGGATGTAGTGGTGGTTCTATTCTTGTGCCACTAACTACTACACCTGGTTTGATGTATTTGTCTACTTCCGTATCAAGTCCTGGTAGTGCATACATATCAGCGTGATATATCATAACAATATCATTGGTAGCATAATCATTAATTAATGTATCATATAGGATTGTATGTCCTAATCTTGTTGGACCTTCGTTTCTGTGTATCTTAACATTTGGGTCTGTCTTACTAATCTCTTGTAACCACTCCCAAGTTCCATCGTTTGAGAAATCATCAGCCATACATATTTCGTGAAAATATCCAAGATTCTTTCTGATAGAATTGTAAGACCATTGTAGGTATTTTAGATTGTTTCTACTTGGTTGTATAAAACTAATTGGTTTCATTAAAAATCTCCTTGATTTTATTTAAAAATTCTTTGTGATTGTTATTTTTCATTTTTTTGCAACCTTCATCTATAAATGGAATTGTATTTGGATTCATCATATAATAATAATTTTTTATGTTTTTAATTCTATCTTCATTCTCCCAAAACTTATCTCTCAAATCTGAAGAATTGTAAAGATATGTTACAGTTGGTAATTGGAATAAATTTAACAACAATGTTGAACCACCACTTATCCCTATAAATCCTTGTGAGTTTGCAAACAAACTCAACTGAAGTTCATTGTAAGTGTAACTATCTGTATCTGACAAAATATCATCAAATAGTATGACATCATCATAGTATTTTGTTAAATCATAATCTGAAATTAAACCTACACCTTCAACACTATCTGTAATGTTTTCTTGATTTTGTAATGTATTCATCTCGTTTTGGTCTAATGGAAATTCTGTATTTTTAGGTCTTTTATAAATGACAGTATAACCACTTTCTGTTAAATAATTAAACATTTCATATAAACATTTAATGTTGAAATGACCAACAGGGGGTCCACCATGTTCCCAATTATATCTGTTAGCAATAACAACAAATGGTTTTTCGAAAATAAATTTATCGTTTTTAAAATGTTTTCTATAGTTTGGCATTTTCCATTCTCTATAATCTAATATTCCACACCCCCTATCGACATCTCTGAATGATTTCCAGTGTTCCCATTCATCTTTATATAATTCTGCATTTTCCTTCATACCATAAATCCAACTATTTGGTAAAGAATTTAATCCAGCTGCTTCATTGTCAATTGTTCTATAATCATATTTTTCTTCTACATCATCACAAAAGTAATAAAAAGGTTTCATACCTTTACTTGTCATCACCTTTTCTAACATTCCATTTTCATAGAGCCAGTAAGCATATGGTACAGCGAGAGCCAGTTCTATACCAAATTCAGGATTACAATCTACAATCATATCATCTCCTCTAATTCCTCAACAGTATATTGTTCTATTTCATTTGTGTACGGACCATCTTCGACAATCCTTTCGTGTAAATTCTCATTTGGCTGTAATCCTATTTCTTTTACCGACAGTTCACTGCCCACTGGTAAATACTTATTAGACATAGCTTCCAATAAACTTCTCATAGATGTTGATTTTATATTTTCAAAATATGGTGTTGAATCAGTTGAATTTTCTAAACAATTAAAAATCATATCAACAGATTGTTCTTTTGTCATAAAAAATCTTGTAGCTTTAGGGTCTGTGATAATAATCTCTTCATCATTCTCGATTCTACTTTTCCATTTTTCTAAAACAGAATCTACAGAATAAATTACATTTCCTAATCTAACAACTCTATATTTTGTGTCTGAATTAATTTCTTCAAACTCAGTAAATAATCTCTCCATCAAAAATTTTGTAGCTCCATAATTACCTGAAACTTGTACTACTTTATCAGAACTAACTCCCAACACAAAATCTTTTCCTGAGGACTTATCTAGAACATTCATAGAACCAAGAATGTTTGTATTGATAGATTCAGTTGGTTTACCTGATTGCATGCCTTGTGTGAATGCGGCGAGATGGAATACTCCTCTGACATCTTTCATAGCTTTTTTGACACATTCTTTATCAAGTATGTCACCAACTAATATTTCTATTTCTTTATATTTTTCTTGTAACTTTTTTAACTTTTCTTCAGTACGAGATAAGACTAATACTTCACCGTCCATTTTAAGTATTCTATTACATAACTCATAACCTACAACACCAGTTCCACCAGTTACCAAATATTTTTCACCTTTTATTATCATATTGACTCAAAACCTTCTAAATCATCATATGAATCAACTAATTGGACCTCAGGAAATGCAACTAAATAAGAATATTTTTTAAATTGAGTTTTTTCAATTATCATCTTTGAATAATTCCAAGCAAATATTATCAACAAATCAACATCACTATTCTTCAATGTATCTACATCTACAATTGGTATTTTGGTGTTAGCAATGTATCTACCACATCTTTCAGGAGATTCATCAACTATAAATTGAACTACATTCTCATCTAAACCGGTGAGGTTACAAAACATATTTGCTCTACCAGATGCACCATAACCAGCAATCTTATAATCCTTACTTAATTTTTTGATTTCCTTGTTAAAATCGTTGATGTGATTTTTGACTTTCTCTGTAAAGCCTGACATATAATTAGAATCACCTATGGTATCAGATTCACCAATTAACCTATCTATAATTTTTTGTGGAGTACTAATGTTGTCGTTCAATACGGTAACCCTTATAGAGCCGGCATGAATTGGTATCTCTTCAAAATCAACTATAGTCATTCCATATCTTGTAAAAAAGTTATTCAATGCTGATATTGAATAATAATAAATGTGTTCGTGATATATATTGTCCCATTGATTCTCACTTACTAAACTATTTAAATAATGTACTTCAAACACAAAATGGCCATTGGGTTTTAGAATATGATTGACACCCTTTACAACACTTTTGATATCAGTTATGTGAGCAAATGAATTATTAGCCAACACCAAATCATATCTATTTTTATGCTCATCACCTTTAAAATTCTCATAATTGAAATAATCTTCAATAACATTTAACCCTCTGTCACGAGCCAACTTAACAATATTTGATGCGGGGTCAACACCAATCACATCAGCATCAAGTTTAGTCAATGGTTCTAAAAGAACACCATCATTACAGCCTATCTCTAATATTTTTTTGTCTTTTATTTGAAATTTGTCATCTAAAATTTGAGCAAGTTCATTAAAATGATTTGCCAATCCCACGGATGATAGATATCTGTAATCTTTAAATAGGATGTCTGGGTCTATGACAGAATCTGTCTGAACCAATTTACAATCATCACAAAATAACAACTTTAGTGGATATGCACTTTCATCGTTTAGTTGATTTACTGTAGGAAAATAACCTGCCAATGGAACTTCATCCAAATCAAGTACTTCATGTAAAATAGTGTGATTACATACAGCACATTCATATCTCTTTCGGTAATCAAACATCATACAACTCCTGATTTTTCTAAAAATTTATAAGCTTCTGAACTACTCATTAGTGAGTCAAATGAATTATAAGACTTCTGTTCATCTCGTAAATGTTCAGTACCAATTAAAAAATTCTCGTGTTCTTCGGTTCTCATCCATTCTTCCTTTGAAATCATCTCTTCGTGTAGTTTTTCACCAGGTCTTATACCAATTTCTTTTAAATCAACATCTTTCACTTTGCCATAAAATTCTTTTAACACATTTGCGACATCAGTTACCTTTAATGACTTTACTTTTGGTACTGCAATTTTACCATGTGAACCCTCAAACTTATAAGCCCAATCAATTAATTCTGTTGCTTGTTCTAAAGTTAACAAAAATCTAGTCATACCAAAGTGAGTTATAGGTAAATGATTACAATCATTTTTTAACAAACTCTTAAAGAATGGAATTACAGAACCGGTAGATTCAAGAACATTCCCATACCTAACTAGTACAACTTTAGGTGTATCTCGTTGTTTAGCATATTCAACATATAATCTTTCAGAGATAGACTTACACATACCATAAACATTTATAGGGTTACATGCCTTGTCAGTGGACACAAATATCAATGTTTCAACATCACCAACTTCATTTACGGACTCTATTATATTCTGATGTCCGATTATGTTAGTTTTTACACTTTCAAATGGGTCATCTTCACAGATTGGTACATGCTTTAACGCTGCAGCGTTGATGACAATATGAGGTTTGAATCTTAATAGTGAATTTTTTATAGAATCTTTATCTTTGACATCACCAATTATAGAATGTATATCTGGATAATCTTTTTTTAAAAAATAATGTTTATGTTCATCTCTCGACAACACAATTATTTCATTATGTTTATGATATCTTTTGACCAGTGTTTTACCCAAAGCACCAGTTCCACCAATTATAAGTATTTTTTTGTCTTTAATCATATGTCATAACCCTTTTCATATCATAAATATATATATTTTTACTGAAACAATCTTTGTATTTTTTTTGAGCTTCGTCAGAACATTTTTGATAAAAATCTTTATCAAATTTTAGTTTGTTTGCTAATTGTTTAGCAGTTTCAATATCACCAATATCTACACTCAACTTTGGATGACATTTTTTTTGTGTATTTACATTTCTATAACCTATACACGGTATACCCAAATATGCACAATTTAAATTAAATGTTCCGGCAGCTGCCGAACCGAGTTGTACTCCATACTTATGTTTAGATAATTCGTAAATCCATTCACTCCAAAGTACCCATGGTAAATGATTGATATCCATCTGTCGTTCTTCCTCCTTCATCCTACCAGTAGTCGGTGCCCATATGTCTTCTGATATTTCCTTGGCTACCAGATAAGAATCAAATCCACCATAAGCACTGACAAAATTTCCTCCGATCATCACACTTTCCGTTTTAGTATTTGAAATTTTTATATTGTCTTCTATCATCAAGGTAGGCATCAATTCACATCTTTTACCTGTTATACCCCTATAATATTTTAAATCATCATCGTTATGACATAATATAATATCCATTTCCATGAGGACATTATAATACCATATCTGTTCATGAATTGGATCATCTTGCCAATACCAAAATGTACTTTCTTGCATTGTAGCTATTTTTTTACAAACTCTTCTCAGCTGATTTACGAGTGGATACTCCAAGAGATGATGTCTCTTTTTTGGTATTATTAAAATACCAAAATCATATAAATTATCTGGTAATTCATGTAAGGTATGTATTGGATGGTGTGTTGCATCCAAAGCATGCCACCATGCTATATCTGTTCTCATATTTGGATGATTTGCTGATATCTTACCAGTATATCCACCCTCAGTAAACGCACCAATTTTCATTAATTGTAACCTCTAATTATTTTAAATGATTCGACATTATTCAAACCCCTTGAAGTACAATGATATTCGCTGTGAAAACTTTTAATAGATTCATCTTTAAAATATGATTTATCTTGTTGTGACTTAAATAACTTTAATTTATTTAATTTTAGATACCACACCACAGCTGAAAACAATTTTTGGGTTTCTCTACTGTGACCATCTTCCACTTTTCTATCTACTAAATAATTCAGATTAACAAAAAAATTAGGTGTCCAACTGTCCAAAGTACTGGGTGATCTGTAATGTGTGATACCACATCTACTTCTTCTGACCAGAGCATCTGGTAAGTTACCTACAATCTTATGTTCAAAATGTGAATCATTAATAGAAGGTGATAACACACAATCATAATCAGAAATATTAAATTGGTTCTCAAGTAGATTCACCCACTCATCTTCATCTTTGTCTTTTATAAATTTACTGTCCTCAATAAAACATCCACTGATATTGTCAATGTGTTCCCAAACTTTTTCACACTCAAGTTGTCTTTTTATACTTGTTGACTTATCAAAATCTCCTCCGTATGACAAGACAACAACATCAAATTTAGTGTCTTTACATTTCATGATAGTTCCCAACATTCCATATTCGACATCATCTGGATGTGGTGACAAACATAACACTCTGTCATAATTTAAAAACTTCATTGAATCCAATCCGATCTTATTGACTTAAATGGTTTATCTGTATAAATTTTTATACCTTCTCTTCTTAAATAATCTCGTAAATCTTCTGACACCTCATCACTACAACCAATCATTTCTTTTTTATTAACATCGTAATGTGTAAATTCTTTTATTGTTATACCATCCTGACCCAATTGCTTTAAAGTAATGATACCATTGATATCACAATCAACAGACACATCGGTTATATTTTTATCCTTATGTAATTTACACCAATTATTTAAGATTTCTAAGCATTTTTTTTGTATTTCTTCATCATTTAATTCTCTTGGATAAAAATTCTCTCTTATGACCTTACATGGAGATCCGGCAGCTAAACAACCACTCGGTAAATCTCTATTGATAATAGAACCAATACCTATAACTGAATCATCTCCTATCGTGACATTAGGTAAAACTATACATCTTGCCGGTAACCATACATTGTTACCTATCTTGACAGGACCAAAATCTGATGGGAATCCTTGTGTTATATCTAACCAAGCTCCGTGTGTCCAAATCATAACTTCACCACCAATACCAACATCATCACCAATTTCAACAGATTCAGATGGATTTATTATTGTATTTTCAAATATACCCACATGATTTCCAATCCTCACGGTTGAATTTGGACCCGTGCAACCGCCTCTTCCAACTTCAACTCTATCCCACATAAATAACCAACTACCAGCTTCAAAACTTTTACAAGTGATTTTGACACCATCACCTATCTTTGAAAACTCACCTATCTTTATTGTATCACAGTGAATTTGAACATCGTCACCAATCTCTACAGATTCATGAATATCTATGTTGTTTGCAATTATTTTACTATTTTTACCTATCTCATACATCAAACACATCCTTCCAAGTGTAAGTTTTAGATTGATTAAACATATTATAAGCATTATGCTCACACATCTTGTTAGCCTTCATGTACCAATCATGAGTTAATCTTTTGGCACCAACATCTCTACCTTCTATACCACCCTCACCCTCAATGTAATTTCTCTTTTGTGGGTGTTTTCTATTATGCACAAGTAATATATTTTTTATTATATATTGTGGTATAGAATTACCAAACATTTTAGTCATACTATTTAAAAAAGCAGTATCTTCATGAATAAAAAATACTGAGCGAGGTATATTAATTCCACTTTTTATTAAATCAGAAGATATAACTAAACCACACCCATTAAATTTATAAGAATCTGTAACTCTTATATCTAACTCCTCAACTTTATTATTTATTTTATTCATTTCATCTAGAGTCATATTATATCTCAAACTCCACCAATTATCAGTATCTCCATCTACAAATGGTTTATCTGTAAAATCAGGATGCTCTAATGGTTTCCAGCTATCATCCCACATCTTACAAGTGGCGAAAAAAGAAATATACTTTGGGGTATTTTCTTTTACTTGTTCATGTAAACCATCTAAAATTTGAAATGTTTGTGTGGGTATTAAAGAATCTGTTTCACCCCACATTAAAACATCTACCATTTCACAATAGTCATCATTAAATTTTCTACGATAGTCAGCTATAGTAACTAATTCATCTGTTACTCTATAATTTATAGTTAAATCTTTCATCATATTAGAAAATCTGTCTTTGATTTCTGTCATTGTGATATTACTATCAATTTTTTCTAAATCTTGATTGGTAGTTAAAGTAAAATCAACAAATATATTATCCTTATTATCAAACTGATTAATAGATTCTCTTAGACTTTCTACATATTCATCTACTAATTCAATTTCGTACCATTGAACCAAACATCCTATTGCAAAAGTATTTTTTAATCTATTCATTCAATTCTCCATAAAAATATTTATAAGTCTTCTCCATAAAATAATTTGTAAGTTGATTGTCTTTATTATTTGGTATAGCATTATATTGATATATCCAACCAACTTTCGTGAATAATAAATCTTCACTCAATATTTCTTTACGAGCCATATCATTCATGTTAAATTCATATGGTAATAACTTTAAATCTATTTCTCGCTTATGAACCAACATATTGACAGGAGTTTGATCTGTTCCTCCATAAAAGGTTTCCTGTACTCTAATTAAATTATCTTGGTTTGTAAAATAAAAACTTATAATATCTTGAAAAAATTGTTTATGAGTTTTGTTTACAATTATAAATCCACAATCAAAGTAATTCCACCAAGACATCATGTAACCATCAAATATATATTTAGAATAATTTTCAAGACTTCTCAATACCCAATCCCAACTTCCATCAAATTGAGCACCACATAATTTTCTATCAGTCATTTCAAAAAAGTTAGGTGTATCTGGATGAATAATAGTATCGGCATCTACCATCGCTATTTGGTCATATTTAATATTATTGGAATCCAATATGTCAAACAGATAATATCTCTGCCAACATATTCCCATTCTATCATTTTCTAATATCAAATCATTTAATACAAATAATTCACAATCATTTTTCTTACACCACTTTTTCCAACTATCTATGGAATATTTATATGATAATCTACGATTAGACGAATATCTACCATCACCTTTAATGTCAACATCCATCATGAAGACAATATTTTTCTTAACTGATATCATAATATTGAGATAAATTATTTAAAATTCGATGTTCATCCATTTGAGTCCAGATGAATCCTCGTTCACCTTCAATGATGTATCTATTCGCTCTGTACACAGGAGATAATCTAACAGATTTACTAGCATAATCATTTTGTATCATCCAATTAACAAAATTACGCGATGGACAATTCCATGAACTTAAAGGTACTCGACTAACCTGTTTATCTTCTAAATAATAAAGTGAACTATTTTCTCCAGTTCTATCCAAGTCAACTCCTTTGGTTGTAATTTCTTCTAAATCTAACACCAGTTTATCTAACAATTCCTTGTCAAGAAAAGTAAATGATGTCCTGGGAGTTATTGTATTTTCTAAAACACCCGATGATAAATGTCTCCAATCAAAATCTAGTGGGGCCTGACTTACTTTGTTTTTCTCAGTATTGAAAAATAACTCTGTTTTATGTTCTAATATATCTACAAACAGGCTATCACTTAACAGGTAATTATCATCGTGAGTAAATAAAACTTTGTCATATTGTCCATTATAATGTCGTTTAGTCCATTGATTCAATTGATATAAATCACCAATAGAACTTTCTTCTACATTATAGGTAAATCCCATATCTGATAATTCTTTTTTCGTAATTATTCTTCCATAAAGTTCTTTATCAAATGACTGTAATAAGCCATCTCCCATGTTTTTCAATAAAGGTTGTTTTTCTTCAAATACGATTGGTAATTCTGGATCACGGTGGGATACCACAAAATAATCTATATCCCAATTATCTGGAACTTTTTGTTTTTTTATTTGATTATAATAGGCATATGGATAATGCCAACCACCCAATACTATTGCTAATTTTTTCGTCTTGTGCATATGTAACCTCATTAATTAATTATTTATATATAAATATATATAAAATTTTCAAACCTTATTTATATTTAAATTTTCTATATCTTCCATACCATCTATAAAATTTTTACAAATTGTAGTTAAGTTAACTTGTATTTCAGGGTTTCCTCTAACTAATTTACAAAAATGTTCTTGCATTTCTTCAGGTGTCCAAAAATCTCTTACATTATCTCTTCCTTCTTTATCTGGTACCAGATAATTTGGTACTCCATAGTTTAAGTTATCATAAAAATCTAAACCAATGACATTAACTATATCAGCCGAACAATCTAACATAGTATACGCAAAAGCAGCTATCCCAGTTCCAGCATAATCATAAGGATATTTCCCACGGTCATCCTTTTTATGCATAAAATCCATATGATGTTTACCTAAAAAATTCTCTTCTAATGGAATGTTCTGACCAGAACTTCCTGGTTCTCTAATTCCTTCTAGATATGGCCTAATTAACTTAACAACATTAAATCTATTAAAAAAATCTATAGAATGATATGCATTGGCTCCACCTAAAACCATATTAAAAACAAGGTGTATAGTTTGTTTTTCTAAATAATCAGAAAATTCTTTTATTTGAGATATTTCTCCGTCAAAATCATTAGCCAAGATAACAAATTCCGAGTCCGTGAGTTCGTTAAAATATTTTAAACTAGGACCTTTGCATAACAAATTAATATTTTTCATAATTATAATTCCTCTATTCTTTTTGATTTATCACATATAAATAAATTATAATGTGGTTTCTTTTGTGTTTCTATTCTTGTATATCTACAACCCCACTTTTTAAGTTGTGATTTGGTTAATTCAGTCCAATCAACACCAGTAGTTCCACCACGAGCTGTCCAGTAAACTATTTCATTACCTTCATCATATAGTTTATTTATCTTAGCTATTTGTTCTGGTCTTGGTTCAGCATAATTATAATCTCTTGTATCTTTTGTTTCAGAATGATCACCCAATGTGCAAATTGTTTCATCTATATCTACATATACTATCATTGGCTATCACCCCTCCGAACTCTGTAACTATCTTCATCAAAATGTTGTGTTGATACTTCAAATACTTCTCCAGCAGTTAATGCTATCAGTTGGTGTGGTTGTCCAACTCGTTGTCTAACTACATCACCTACTTTTAATTTCTGTTCGATAGTTTCAGCTGATTCTGTATCTATCCATCTATAAATAAATTCACCTTTGTTTACATACCAAGTTTCATCTTTAATTAAATGGTAATGCATTGAAAACTTACAACCTTCTTTAAAGATTAAAAGTTTACCACAATACATTTCATTATTTTCTATGATGAGTTCTTCACCCCATCCTTTTGGAACTTTACATCCTTCACATACTTCTGGTTTTATTTTGTGTCCCATCAATTATCCTTATAATTAGCTATCTTATAATACCATTCAAAATTATTTATCTGTTCTTCCAATGTACATAAAAATCCACCACCACCTTCCAAAAAACATTTTACTTCATTATATAATCCTGGTTTATATAACTTATCTAAATTACTATCAATCTCAACTTCTTCTACATCCAGTGAACCTCTTTTTTGTATAAATAACTTTTCCAACGGTTTCAATATTAATTTATAATCACTTAAATTTATCTCTACTCCCCATCTACCAGATGACGACCAATTAGAATTATAAGAAAATAAAACATCATCAATTGTTTTCCCACTTCCCACAAAGATAGAAGCCGATGGGTGCCATCTTAAATTTCCACTGGTGTGTGAGTGTAATAATTTAGGTTTACCAAATAAATGAAATACTAAATCAGATACATGAGAAGAATTACATATAAAAAATCTTTCTAATTCAAATTTAGTATAATGATTATAGTCAATTTTATGTGTCCATTCAGTAAATTCAAAATTTACACTTAATGGGTCATCATTATCTGCCAATAATTCTTTACATTTTTGAACCGATTGATAAAATCTTCTATTGTACCCAATGTAAATGTTAGAATAATTCAAAATACTTTTATTTCTAATTTCGGTTAATTCTGAAAAACTTAATCCACCTGGTTTTTCTAACAAAATATTTTTCACACCATATTCTATCAAAGATAATGTCACACTACTTAATTGATTTTCATTTACCGCAACTATAGCATATTTTGGTAATTTAGAATTTTTATTTATATAAGAATCTACACCACCACTGTGAACAGACCATTGAGTTTTTCTACTAAATTCTTCACTTGATTTACTCGACCTACCAACAATATCAATATCTACATCAAAACTATTTAAAACTTTAATGTAATCATATCCTATATTACCGGGTCCTATCAATAAGACTTTATCTTTTAAGTTATCGGACAATCAACTACCTCACGATTATAATTTTCTTTTAATAAATTTCTAAAACTTTTTAACATCATTTTATGTAACTTAGCTGAATTTTCTAATGTAGATAAATCACAATCATATTTTTCAATAATATCATCAATGTAAGAATTAGTTAATGAACTCTGCCAAATGTATGGTATGGCTTTACCTTGAACATACCCAATCCTGTTATCAGGATCATCACCCTCACTTGACCTGATTACCAAATCTACACGACTTATTGTTAAGTGTTCTCCGAAAACCGCATCTCTCTTTTTAACAACTAATTTATGACCACTGGTACTTTTGACAACCATCTCACCATTAAAGTCTACACATCCACCATGTCTACTTTTCTTTAACTCTGTGTCTGTACTGATACTTTTTATCTCTAAATCATAATCATCACATAAATAAGAAAATAGATCTAATATGTGAATAGCACTGGTTGACAAGGTAAAATCATCAGAATATTCATACTTAAAAAAAGTATCTTCGGATACAATAGAACATCTTTTAACTTCTTTATAAATTGGTTGAGTTCTAAGATGACAATTTACCCAACTCTTGATATTTTTTTCTTTAAATAACTTTATTATTTCATCAAAATCATCTTCATTCTGAAATACTACTTTTTCAAGTATCATAAATTTAACAGTTTTCTTACTCACAAGTTCTAATATAACTTTTTTTCTAACATTAGCTGTTGTAGCTATTAGACAGATATCAATATTATCAGAAACATCATCTATTTTATTAAAATAGTTATTAAAATCTGGTAGTAATTCTTTTGTAGATTCGATACTTTCAATATTGAGTTCAACAACTTCAACATTTATATCATGTTTTACTTTTGATATGGCTTCTAGATGTCTCCTACCGACACTACCACATCCTATCAGACAAACATTTACCATATAGTTCTACCTCCATCTATAACTAAATTATGACCAGTCATATAAGAACTAGCATCCGAACACATAAATACTATTGCTCCTTTATATTCATCCTTATTAGCCATACGACCCATTGGTATCAGTTCCGAAAGTCTTTCTACAAAGTCTTTTGATTGATTTGTGTAAACTCCTCCCGGACTGATGCTATTAGCTCGTATACCTTTGTCAGCAAAATAAGTAGATAAATATTTTGTCAAACCTATAATACCATGCTTAGTAACAGAATAATCTACAGGTTTAACATCATCTTCATATATTGTTTGATTTGGTGCTATGACACCTAAATCTGAAGCTACATTAATTACTACACCTTTTGTTTTATCTTTTATCATTTTATTTATAAAAACTTGACTACATAAAAATGCACCTGTTAAATTGACTTGTAAACTTTTATTCCATTTATCTAAACTAAAATCTTCAAATCTGTTGGTTTCATCTTTTGTTGACATTTTAGGATTCAGAGCTGCATTATTAATTAATACATCTATCTTATCCAAACTATCAACAAAATCCTCAATACTTTTTTTATTAGTTATGTCCATATATTGACAATTAGAATCATCAACAACATCCGTTAATATGGCTGTACCTCCAGCTTCCTGTACGGCTTCTGCGTGCATTTTACCTAATAAACCAGCACCACCCGTAATAACAACTATTTTATCTTTTAAACTAAATGTCATTTACTTTTCTTAATTTAGCTACTATTGGTTTTTCACTTTCGTAAACTTTTTTAACACCATCACCTACCATTAACTCCATTTGACGAATAGCTTTTACTAAATCATCTACATTCTCAATCGAGGCTGGTTGGTCTGAACCATACATAACTCTATCGATTGTTATGTGAAACTCTATACACTCAGCACCTAATGTAGATGCACCAACACAAGCATCTAAACCATTATAGTGATTAGAAAATCCTACTTTTAAGTTTGGATAATTATCTTTTAGTGTGCTTATATATTTTAAATTTACTTCTTCTGCTTTGGTTGGATATGTACTTGTACAAGCTAAAACATATTCAACATTGTTAAGAATATTTAAAGCTTTACCTATCTCTTCTTCAGTAGCCATGCCAACTGAAACTATAATAGGTTTACCTGTATCATTAAGTCTTTCTAAAAACTGTTTATCCGTTAACATAGCTGAAGCTACTTTGTGATACTTAACATCACAAGTTTCTTCTATATCAGCAAGACTATCTAAATCCCAACAGGATACAATAAAATCTAAACCTTTATTTCTACTATAAGATTCAAGCTCTTTATATTCATCAAGTTCTAATTCAATACCGTATTTTTGTTCTCGGGTTGTTGTTCCAAAAGGTGATTTTCTTGGTGTGTCTAATTCATCTTTTGGATAAACAACATCGACAGTTCTTTTTTGAAATTTTACTGCATCACAACCAGCATTCTGTGCCTTATCTATCAGTTGTTTCGCCAAATCAATATCACCATTGTGATTTATTCCTATTTCTGCTATTATATATGTCATTTAATTCTCCTAAGTGTGTTATTTAAAATTTTTATATTTATTTTTGCATCCTCGATACTTCTATAATTAGTTTTGAATTGTATCATCTTTGGTTGAGTTTTTTCTGCTATTGGACAACCACCTATATATGTATATGAAGACATAACAGGTTCCTGATAAGGAACTGATAATCCCCCATAAAAACCATCACCACCAGCATTCTTCACTTTATTATAAAGTTCAAACCAATCTTTTTCATACTTGATTGTATAAGTCCAATAAGTATTTATATGTCCATCCAAAACTTTTTGTGGTGTTGTGAAATCATATTGTTCAAAAACTTCATCATACATTTTTGCAATTTTCTGTCTTCTGTTTACTAATTCTTCTACTCTTTCTAATTGTGCTAAACCAACTGCGGCTGATAACTCATTCATTCTGTAATTCCAACCCAATGTATCGTGTCTTTTATAATGAGGATTTTGAAAATCAGATGGTAATAATTGTCTCAAACTTTGTCCAGCTTCAAGAGTCTTATAACCTAAACCACCAGTCTTTCTGATTATAGTTCCGTACTCCTCATTGTTAGTGGTCACCATCCCACCTTCACCTGTTGATAAATGTTTCTTTGTTTCGAAACTCCAACAAGCCATATCACCAAATGTTCCTATTAATTTACCATCAACATATCCCAACACACATTGTGCACAATCTTCAATTACTGGTATATTATATTTTTTGGCTATTTTCATTATTGGAATCATATCTGCTGGATTACCATGCATATGTACAACTTGAATGGCTTTTGTTTGGTCAGTAATTTTTCTTTCCAAATCTTCCGGGTCCATATTGAATGTATCTGGATTTATATCAACATAAACAGGAATTGCTTTCATATATAAAGTAACAAATGAGTTCATAATGACAGTATGACCTGGAGATATAACTTCATCACCACTTTTAACTCCAGCTGCTAACAAACAGGTGTGTAACGCTGATGTACAAGAATTGTGTGCTATAGCATATTTACTTTGAAAGACTTCTGAATATTTTTTTTCTAATCTATTTACAAATGGATTCTTCTTTCTTTCTACACTTTCAGAATCTAAAACTTCTAAAATATATTCTATCTCATTACCAATATATTTGCCTTTAAGATTTTCCTTTATTTCATCTATTTTAAAATGATCATTCATGTTTATCCCCTCCAAGTTGATTATTTTTCCAATCTATTTCTCTTCCATAATTGATATCCCTTATGTGTGGATTATCATCTATATAATTTAAGACATTTTTTATACTAAAGTCAAGCTTTAAATTTTCAATAACTGTAGAAAAAAACTTAAAATCATCTTCATAATCTAATGTCATTCTAATATTTTTCTTTTTATATATATCAGGAACATCGATTAACTTTTTTACCCTTAACTTTGTATTTTTTAAAAACTCTACTATTTCATGAGGTTCTACATTTGTCTCGGTTGGTATATCTAAAATAGTCTTTAATATGGAAGATTTCATACCGTAAACATCATTATATAAACCCTGTCCATCTATAAAATCATTATCTTTAATTTGTTCAAAACAAAGGTCTGCCAATCCAGCATCATAAAACAAATCATCACCGTCAGCTGTGACAAAAAAGTCTATATCAAATCTCTCACATGCTTCCTGCCACCTCTCAAACTTATTTAATTCACTTCCACAATAAAAATTTATACCATTTTTCTCTGCTATACTACATAAAATTTTATCCTCTTTTAACTCTGTTGTACATAATACAACCATGTCAGCATATTTTGATTTCTTAACATTATCTATCACATATTCAATCGTAAATTTATCTTTAATTTTCAGTATAGATTTATTAGGTAATCTTGTAGAACCAGTTCTAACTGTTATGAAAATAGCTTTCAAACTAAAATTACCCCCTCTCTATCATTCATTTCCCATCCGGATTTGGTCTTAAATCCAGGATATTCTCCAATTTTTTTATGTATTTTTACTTTTCCTTCTCTTATTTTATCATCTATAGATCTTCTAATATTTGTATTATTGGGATTACCATAATCATCTAATATGATAATTGGATTTTTAAAGTAATTTATAGCTTTTTCTATATCATATGCAACTTGTGGATAATCATGGCTAGCGTCTACAAAAACTACATCTGCTTTTGGAAATTTCCACTCGTCATCAGTAACATCCATTACCTCGTAGGTAACATTATCAATACCTTTACATTTTTCTGCAATTACTTTAATATTATCTTCTGCTCGGTCAACTGCATACACATTTTTAAATAATTTACTGAATATTTTAGTTGTATCACCTTGACAGGCTCCCAACTCAACTACCGACATATCTTTATATTTACCATCACCAAAAAATTCTATCAAATCTTCTTTAAATTTTCTTGAAGTTGCATTTTTAAAAGTATCTTTATGTCTAACAGAATTTAATAATATTTCATCTTCATCAAAAGTATAATGATGCTTGACAATTTCCCATGTCTGTTTCATAAATTCTGTTCTTTTGTCTTTTGGTATACCATTAAACATCCAGTTGTTAGCATATTTTATAAAAAAAGGAATTTTGTCCTCATCTAACTGCCAGTTGTGTCCTAACATTTCTTTTCTATGTAGGTGTGAACACATCCAAAGAGCATGTGGTAACATATTTAGTTCTATGTTGTTCTTTTGTATCCAATAATTAATTGGAGTTTGGTCATTACCTTTACGAACTATTTTGTCTTGTAATTCAATAAGACTTTTTTTATTCTCTAGATACATATTTTTAAAACTTTTAAAAAAATCTCTGTGTATTTCATTAAATATCATAAAACCAGACCTAAAATATTTAGATAAATCTAATTCAAATCCTTTAAAAAAATCTTCATATCCCTGTACACTTTCATATACCCACCTGAGATTATCCATTTCTCTCGTAACTGTAAATTTTCTATCAGTTAGTTCAAAAAAATTAGGGCAGTCCCACTTAACCATCACAGTACTATCAACCAAGGCTATCTGATCATATTCTATATCTCTCCGTTCTAATTCATCAAAAACAAAAATAGCTTTCTGCCAGTTTATCCTATATTCAGATAGATCTTTTTCTACTGATTCTTCAAATGGTACAAATAAGACATCATTTTTCTTACACCAATATTCCCAAGTTTTTCGTGAATATTCAAAATAATCAAAATTTCCATATTTTTCGCTGTGTATTTCACTTTTTACAGCAGGCCACCAAATTACATTTTTTTTCATTTTAAAATAATTCCATGTTTAAGTTTTCTATCACATTCAAAATTTTTAACTAAAAGTGTTCCATCCACCAATTTCAATATAAATTTACTGTCAATAAATTCTATTATTTCACCCAACACATAATCACTAAAATCTAACTGACCGTCAAATGGTACAGCATCCCATATTATAAGTTTAGAATCTCCATACATTAAAAAAGCTCCAGGAAATGGATTGGTAACACCTCTAATTAAATTATATATTTCTCTACTACTATGGTTCAAATCTATTTTTCCATCTTTAGGTGATCTTTTAAGAAAAAATGTTTCCTCGATATCATCTCGTTGATTATATAAATTTATATTGTTATTCTCATAATCCTCAAGTAAATTAGAAACCTGATTTCTTGTGACAATTAAATCTTTCATCTTAATAGAATCTATGGTATCCCATTTATTTATTTCAAACTTGATTGTTGAATATATCATTCCACTATCAGCTGTGGTTTCATACTTAAATAAATTAAAATACACCTGATCAAAACCTCTGATAATAGACCAGTTAAGTGGAGATCTTCCCTTACCATATGGTAATCCCAATGGACTTGCGTGTGTTCCAAAAACTCCGTACTTGAATCTCTCTAAAATATATTTTGGTATCAATCTCTGCCAACCATAACAAATTCCTATATCAAATTCATTACTTTCAAAAAAATCTCTACAAGATTTTAATGTATAATCATCAGTAGAATAACATTTTATATTATTTTTAGATGCATAACCAAAAACATCACCTGTGGCCGAAATGTGGTTATTATTCTTGACTTCATCACTTACGGTAACCACCAAGTCAACACCATCTTTAAATCTTTTTAACAAGGAGATAGTTGATTGTTTTGTTCCAAAAAATACTATTTTATATTTCAAGATAAAAGTTCCTGTGGAAAAGTAGTAGTTTCTGTATTCATTGAATTTACTAATTCATCATTTCTTTCTCTGATTAAACTTACAAAATTACCATAATTGTCTCCACCATTTTCCGACCAAGAAAATGGGTGTGTTAATAATTGTAATTTATTAATCTTAGAAAAATCAAAATCTAGTGGATAACCATACTTCCACTTATGATTAGAATCAGCTAAGTATAATACATCTAACTTACCTGGTTCATTTTCAAAATAATTAAAAAACTTAGTACCATAACAATTTATTTTACCTTTTAATTCTATATACTTACTTAAATATTCAGATTTAGGTCTATGAAATGCAAATCTATCAATTGGAAAACCATAAGAATCTTCAAGTGTTTTAATATCTCTTAATATATAATTATTTAATTCTGGTAATGGCATTATCGGTGGATTTTGATGCAAACCTATATAATGTCCTAATTCTTTTATCTTATGAATCAATTCTATATTTTTTTCAGAAAGTGCATTATATGTATTATTTCTAACTTGAACAGTATAAGTAGACGACACTCCCAATTGATTTTCAATTTTGGCTATCTTATGTGCTCTATCAATTGAAAACTCAATATCATGTCTCAACACACAAAATTTTTCTGTATCTTTTTTTACTTCTTTAAAATCAAGTATTGGTAAGTTTCCTGATATAATTTTAATCAAATTTCTATATTCATTATAACTAAACATTTCTCATCATTCCTTAAAAATTTTAAACCAATGTTCAATCATTTCATCTAGCATGGTTTCAAATGTATACTCATGTTTCCATCCTAACACTCTTTTAGCTTTTGAACAATCACCCTTCAACACATTTAATTCCTCTGGTCTTAAATACTTCTCATCTTGACCAACAAATGTTTCCCAATTTGGTAATTCTATTTTTTTAAAAACATAATCTACTAAATCTCTAACCGTATGAGATATTCCAGTAGAACATACAAAATCATCTGGAGTGTCATGTTGTAATATTAACCACATAGCCTTAACATAATCTTTAGCGTGACCCCAATCTCTAGATGCTTCTAAATTACCCAACTTAAATTGATTTGACATACCAACTCTAATCTTACAAGCTTCTTTTACAACTTTGTTAGTTACAAAGTTTATTCCTCTTCTTGGTGATTCGTGATTAAATAGAATACCATTACTTAAAAATAATCCATATGAATTTCTATAGTTTCTTACTAAATTGTACGCAAATACTTTAGAACAACCATAAGGTGAAACAGGATTCATTGGTGTTGTTTCTCTCTGATAACCATCTTCATCTATACTATTACCAAACATTTCTGATGATGATGCTTGGTACATCTTAGCTTTGGGACAAATCAATCGTATAGATTCTAATAAATTCATAACTCCAATAGCAACTGTTTGAGCAGTATAAATTGGCTGGTCAAATGATATTCTTACATGTGATTGAGCGGCTAAATTGTATATTTCATCAGGTTGGACATCTTGTAACACTTTAATTAAAGAAGCCATGTCTGTCATATCAGCATATTCAAGATTTAATTGTGAAAATATATTAACTAATCTAGCAGTCTGATTTTCAGTAACTGAATTTCGTTTTAGGATTCCATGAACTTCATAACCTTTTTCTAATAATAGTTCAGCTAAATAAGAACCATCTTGTCCATTAATACCTGTAATTAAAGCCTTTTTCATTTAGATATCTCCATATTAATTATTTCTGATATAAATAAAATTTCATCAGATGTTAGTTTAGGATGATTTGGAACATAAAATCCATACTTATCTACTACAGATACATTAGGCAGTTCTAACATACCATACTCCTTAACATAAAATGGTTGTGTTCCCATCGAACCACAAATCATTGGTCTAACTTCAACATCATTATTTTGTAATTCTGTAATTATTTCATCTCTATTAGGATGAATTACAGGATAAGCAAAATTGGATATAAACGAATCAGATTGTGGTTTTGGTTTCCAATAATCATTCTTGATTAATTTTTGATACAGATTAAAATTCCTTACTCTTTGTTTTCCCCAACCATTTAATTTATCAATCTGACCCAATCCTATAAATGCTTGTAAATCTGTAGACCTCAGATTAAAACCTGGATAATAAAAAGTGTACATAGCAGCAAACTCTGATACATTCCATTCTTCTTGTAACTCTTTTTGTGTTTCCTTGCTTAAATCTCTATCCCAACCATGGCTTCGTAAAGATACCAATAATTCATATAATTCAAAATTATCTGTTGAAACAAAACCACCTTCAATCGTTGATATGTGATGACCGAAAAATGTAGAGAAACTTGACATCTGTCCAAATGTTCCAAGTTTTTTTCCTTTATATTCACAACCCATTGATTCACAAGTATCTTCTAAAAGAGATACCTCATATCTCATGCATAAATCAAATAATTTATCCATATCAGGAACTAATCCCAAAACAGATACGAATATAAGTGCTGACGGTCTTTCTTCTTTAAATATTTTTTCTAAGTGTTCTAAATCTACTGACAAGTCTTCCATATTAGAATCACATAATATTGGTTCAAAACCTAATTGTATCACAGGAGCTAAATCTGTAGACCATGCAACTGATGGAACTACAACTTTGTTGTTATCCATATAACCACTTTCATTTAATGCTGATAACATCAACAAATTAGCAGATGAACCTGAATTACAAAAAACAGAATATTTAACACCCAACCATTTAGACCACTTCTCTTCTAATTCTAAAGTTAATGGACCTTTTGTCAATCTTGGATATGTTTTCAACCAATCAATTAACTGGTCAATGTCTTTATTATCTATCGTATCTTTTACTAAAGTTATCATAAACCTTTTTTATTCCTTCTTCTAAAGTTGTAAATTCAAAATCTTTTAATACAGACAATAATTTAGATGAATCTACATCTTTTCTATATTGACCATCTGGTTTATCGTTATCATAATTTACAACTATTTCATCTTTTAAACAAGCCTTTTTTCCAATTTCCGCTAAATCATTTATTGAATGTACCCATTCCGGTGCTACATTAAAACTACCAACAATAGTATTGTCAATCATATGTTTAATCACTCTAGCTAAATCACCACCATACATAAATTGTCTTAATGGTTTTCCTGTTCCCCATAGTTCTATAGAATCTTCAGCTTCATATATCTTTCTGATGAGAGCTGATACAAAATGACTATGATGTTCTTCATACTTATCATACTCACCATATAAATTACAAGGAATTAGATAAGACCATTTCTTATCGTATTGTTTTCTATAAGAATCAATATGAGCTGCCATACATCGTTTAGCAAATCCATATGAGAAATTAGTAGGAGTTGGAGGACCATTAAATAAGTCTTCTTCTTTCATCGGATATGTTTCTACTACATCAGGATAAACACAAGTACTTAGGATAGCTATAACTCTTTTAACATCAAATTCATGACAAGCCTTTAGTACATTTGTATTCATCAAAACATTTTCTTCAAGATAATCTACAGGATAGTTTATGTTATCTACAATACCACCAACCCTAGCTGCTAAATGTATAACATTATTTGGTTTATACTCATTCATCATATCTCTAACTTGTTGTAAATCTGTTAAATCATAATCTTTTGATGATATGTAAATAGCATCAGGTAAAATATCTTGTAAGTGTTTACCAACTAAACCACTTCCACCAGTAACCAATATTTTTGTCATCTAACTAATATACCTTATATTTTCTATTTGTTTACGAACTGCTTTGAAACTAAATATCTCATTCAATTTATTCCAGGCTCGTTCAACAACCTCATTTCTTTTATTTTCATCTTCCAATAACTGAACAAACTTTTCTTCTAATTTTTTTAAATCACATGTAGCAATTTCTGGATATAAGATATGATGATAATCATTGACCCCACCAACATTAATTGTACCTGTACTAGCTACCTGCACTGCTTGGTTTCCAGGAAAGTAAGGTATAGGATCTAAATTAAAATGAAAAAGACATGACGACCACTTATCTATAAATTCTTCAATTGGTATATGAAAATTTCTCATTAAATTTAATTGTTTATGTCTCAACGGTATATCATACTTGTCACTTATGTATTTAGAAAAATCAAGTGTAGAATATCTACGGTTTCCACTATGTGGTGTATAAGCCCATATAGCTAGATCTTTATCTTTAAAAAAATTATCATAATAATAATTCACATTATGAGGTAGAGCTACAAAATTAAATGGTTTGTCAACACCGTCAGCCAATTTTTGAAATTCCTTGAGTTCTGGTCTGTTAACTACGACAGCATCACACTTATTCAAAAAATTAACTTTGAGTGAGTATTGGTTATGATCATTATAACTATTAATTACAGCTTCTGGCTCTTTTATATAACCAACTATTCTTGTATTTGGATATTTTTTTCTCAAATTTTGAATGTCAACCCAAGGTGTAAATTCTTCTCTACCCAATGTCCTCTCTACTACTAAAAAAATCAAATCTAAATCCAAATCTGGTAAATCATATTCAAATTCATGCCAATTGAATAAGTAACCATTCTCAAATAACAAAGGATAATTGTATATAGTAAGAAAACAATCTTTATTTATACCAATAGTTGGAATAAAATATTCTTTATTATTTTTAAAATCATATACAGTATTATTGTCAACATAATATGAACTGACCGGATCAAGTGCATCTACTATTAAAGCAAAATTCATCTCTTAAAATGAGAAAGTTTACGACCTGCAAATTCTGTACCTTCAGGATCTAAAACTTCATCTATCAATTTATAATTTGGTTTTAAAAAATAATTACAATATTTAGTTTCTATTTCTCTTTGACTGTCATGTACAAATATATCAACCTCAATTAAATTTTTGGTTAAATTATAAGTTTCATAAATACTTTTCATTCTACATGGATATTTATCACCCCAACCAGCTGGGGCGTCTACTACAATTACATCCCAATCTGTATTTCTGATATAATCAGGTAAATCTAAAGAAAGACAATTTTCATTTCCAGATTTATATTCTTCAATTAAACTATCGGCTTCATATCCTGTATCTGTATATTTTATTTTACATATTTCTAAATGAGGTGATTGAATTTTAACTTGGTTAAACCACTCCTCGTTATCTTCTAAAAAAACAGTTTTACCATTCTTATTTGTTTCATACCACAAATTAGAATCACTACCAACACCAAAAACTAAAACATTAGAATCTTTTTTTAATTTGATACAATTATAAATAGATTTATATTGATCAAAACTCATACCATTACACACATTAACAACTGATTGAATTTTATGTATTTCGTCAATTGACAAGTCACTCATATTTTGTATATTAGTTTCGGTAGATATAGATGGCATTTTTCTAAAAATATCATATATATGTAATGCTATGTTATTGGGATGTATCTCATTTTTAATTTTGTCTCTCATATTCAAGACAATCTTTTCTTGTACCTCATCATAATTTGACATTACAAAATCAATTTTTTCTTCTAAATCTGAATAATCATGTTTACATGCGATATATGTTTTATTGTCTTCAAACAAATTAGGTTTGGTATCAATGTAACTCATATCTGGTTTTATCAATACTGCTCCAAATTGAGCTGTGTCTAAATCTCTTGGTGCCATTTCACCATAACCAAAAGGTGCTAACAATATTTTAGCGTCTGATATTTTTTGATAATACTCTTCTATTGGAACTCTTACTCCATTTTCTAATTTAGCAATGTTATAACTTAATTTGTCTAACACATTCATCATAGGTGTTCTGTGTTTATCATAATGATAACTTTGTAATTGTTCGTGTTCAAAAACTTCTGTTCCTTGAGGATACTGAAACATAGCTGATATATCATATGTTTTAGGAGTCTTATAATCATACCATTGAATATTAACACCAGTAAAATGTGTACTTAACCAATTAGTTCCACTCAATACAATTCTATCTGAATATTCATCAAAATCATCAAGTTTGTAATCACCAACTCCCCAATAATATCTCCCTAATACCCAACCTTTTTTGTACAAACTTCTGTCTTTGAGCATACTGTTCTTCAATAGGAGTAACGCGTTAGATTGTTTGAAAACCTCGTATGTTCCAATCAATGAAGTTGAATCTTGTCCATCTAATATCATGTATTCACCATCTATGTTAGATAGAAATTCTAATCCCTTGTCAACAGATTCTTGTAACGAAACCTTTTTGTCAATAACACTTGCTTGACCTACCCAAGTGTAATCATATGAATCACCTGTCGTAAACTCTATACCTATTTCTCTTAAACTATTTTGAGCCCAAAGGTATGGTCTAAAAACACATTCATTACGATGTTTGTCTGGTTCTAATAATCTTATTTTTATCATATTGTACTATAAAACTCATTTTGTTTTTCTTGCTTGTCTATCTCTTTCTTATGAATAATAGCCCAATTCTTTTCTTGTGGAAAAAATGTATGTTCTCTGTAACCTATAATTCTTTCGTGAACTGGTTTTTCCCATAAGATGTTTGGTCGTTTCTTATAAAGTCTACCTTGTATATCCGGCCAATTTACCCAACCTTTTTCGTTCACATTCCAACTCCACTTGTTGATATGTTCTTGTGTTAATCCTTTAACTGTATTAACTCTCGGTAACCAAAACAAATCAATTGTTGGGTTTGCTTCTAACACACTCTTGACATTTTCCATGAAGAACTTTGTTAACATCTCATCTGCATCTATGTTAAAAATGTAATCACCTGAACACATACGATTCAAGTAGTTTTTTTGATTTGCGAAATCTTTTAGTAGTTCTCTTTGTTCATATACAATGTCGTGAGCTGATACATAGAAATCAAGTATCTCTATTGTCTTTGGATTATCTGAAAAATCGTCAAGTATGACTATTTCATCATTCTCATCTTTATGTTCAACAAGAAAGTCAAGTAGTTTTTGTAATGATTTATCCTCGTTGTGTGTCAGGATTGCATATGAGATGGATATGTCATTCACCTTGTTCTAACCCTTTTATTTTATAATTAACAACTTTTGCTGCTGTTACACTTTTCAATTTGTAGCTTCTGTACGCTTCTCTGTATCTCTTATATCTTTTAAATATTCTTGTGTAAACTGTTTTACCATCCCATCTACTTGGACTAAATTTAGTATTCAATGGAACTCTAATGTAATCATCAGGTAATTTTAAATAATTTTCATATAATGGTTCAACTCCAAATTTTTCACATTCTTTAAAGAAACGAGTTATTTCACTCTCTTTTAGATAATTGAAATTAACACCTTCAAGTCTGTCACCTATTACTCCCAACACTAATATCAATGGCCGTCTGTCATAAATGTTAGATTCACTATATTCAAAAGTTAATAACATACCAGGTAAGATTTTAGCTTCTGGTACTTTTTGAATTAGAAGTCGTTTTGAGTAATGTGCTACTTTACCTAACTTAGGCATTATCAGATTCTTCTTTCATTCTGTTATTTAATTCTACCATACCTTCAAAGAACTCATCATAAATATTAGCGTTATCAATGTCATACATTCGTTCATAGTATTGTTCTGTATCACCAGGAACAGGATAATTCGTTCTTTCTTCTTCTGGAATATCAACCATTTCAGCAAACGACCATTTCATAACAGTTCTTGTACCATCACCAACAACTTCTTCTATATTAGTTGGATATAACATACCAATTGGTAATGTCATCATTGTTGGAATCCAAATTCTACCATTAAATTCCGTTGACCAGTTTTGCATGTCTTCTGTAAGTTTTTGATATTCTTCATTTGTTTTTTTATCACCAATAAATTTAGATGTACTTGTGTAACCACAATTTAAACATTGCATCATCTGTGATTCTTCTTGTCCTAAAATATGAAGTGAATGTTCTTCACACAATGGACAATTACTAACCATCTGCATGAGTTGTCTCCGTTACTTTTTTTAATTTTGGTAATTTTATTTTTGGTAGTTCTGAACTTCCGGCTTTCTTTAACTTTGGAAGTTTCAATTGGACTTGTGATGGCATGTTACCTGTATATTTTTTCGTTATCTCATCAAGTTTTTCAACCATCTTGTTTAATGTAAACTTCTCTCTGTTTTCGTACATCAAACTTTTAGCTCTATTTTTAACTTCATATCGGTTGTCAATGATGTATTTTAATGCTCCTCTTGCTGAATTTTCATCTACAACAAACCATTTACTTTCTGGTATAATTATATTTTCCCATACCATTGAACTGGGAACTTGTTGTAATTCACCACCAATCAACATTGACTTATCTTGATTGAGAAAATCAAGTTGACCACTCCAAGCAGTTGTCATAACTGGAAGTCCTGTCATTGTTGCTTCTAATAATGGTCTTCCAAATCCTTCACCATGAGTTAATGAAACCATTGATTTAATTTTTGGGTGATTATAGAGTGAGTTCATTTCTTCGTCTGTAAAATCACCATGTAGTAAATATACATTTGGTAATTTTACATCTTTAGGGAACATCTGTTTTACTGAATTTATCTTTTGTAGTGTATCCTCTTTGTCTAAAATACTAAATGTAGCACCGTGTGTTTTTAATATGAGCGCCGGTTGTTTCTTTTGGTTAGCAAATGCTTCATAAAATACTTTTATCAACTTTGCTATATCTTTTCTATCTTCACCATAACTACCCTTAGTCCATTGTCCAACAAATAAAAATGCAAACTTTTCAGGTACTATATTTTCTATCAAGTCATATATGTCTATGTCTAATTCATCCTTCTCCAATGATTTATATATTTCTTCATCTGCTCCTTCAAACAAAACTTCCATTGGTTTTTCAAGTCTTAACTCACCGACTTTCTGTTGTGAACCATCTGGAGCTTGTTGAACGGCATCATATACTGAATTGACGAATCCTACCTTTGAGTGTTCTGATGGAACTATGACTAAATCCATTTTGTTACAACATTCAATCCACTTTCCAGACACAGCATTTGTTTCTACACCAGCTGTTATACCGATATTAAATTTACCATGTGTTTCAAATTCATTTGGAATACGAATATCTACATAAATGTCGGGTTGTCTGTCTAATTGTGGTTGTGGTAAAATACAATCTAAAATTTGTTTGTCATTTGTATTATCTTTGTTTAAAGCGTTTCTTGGACAATCACCCCAACGAACATCAAATATTTTCACATCATACTTATCGTGTTGTAAAAATGACCATACTAAATCTCTCGCGTGAGCTCCATAACCACTTCTTGATGTTACTGGTGCACATATCAACATTAATTTTTTCATACTAAACAGTCTCCAATGTGTATCGTTCTTTTGGTTTCCACTTTTCAAATGTAGTTTCTATTGTATCAATGAATGTTTCTGATAGATGTTTTCCGGTCATACGAGCTGTATCACCTAACACCCATTGACGGCCTGTTTCACCACATCGTTCTCTTTCTTCAGGTCCCTTGTCATACCAGTATTTCAAAGCTTCTCCTGCATCTTCGTATTGACATCTGTCATCAAAGATATATGGTGTGAGTGGTGAACCACACAATGATATGTTAGACGGAAATACTGGTTTAACCCACTCACCATGTTCTTTATGAGTTCCTCTGTGATTAGAACCTAACTCAACATAGTCATCTGCTGTTAGATACTTACCATCTTTTTTAAATCCACATTGGTCTTGCATTCCACCAGTTACATTTACTATGATTGGTGTTCCTGCTGTGAGAGCTTCAAGTGAACCCAAACCAAATCCTTCGTTTGACGCTAGATTGATATAGACATCAACTGAATTATAAAGGAAATTCATCTGTTCATCATTCATAGTACCACCATTATCGTAAGTAAATATAACAGGATAATCTGGTAAAAGTGTTTGACAAACTGCTCTCATGTCAGTTCCATTTTCATCAGAAGGTGATGAGTGCCAAACAAATACACATTCTTTTCTTTGTTCTTCTGTAAGTCCATCCATAAAGTGTTTGTATGCCATAGCTACATCACCTGGATTCTTTCGTCTGATATTTCTATTCAAGTATAGAATCCTATATTTATATTTATCAAGACCATATTTTTGTTGAAATTGTTTTAAATTATAATCATCCTTATCAACTTTAAATATTCGTTTGTCTGTGATACCGTGAGGTGCATATACAGTTTGCCAATCTTCATATCCAAACTTTGATAGTATTCGTTTGTTTATACCATATGTTTGTTTTGATATTGATAACAATGTATCTGAACTACGATAGAAATTTGTATTATACAATGGGTCTGGTAAATCATCCCAAATGTTATAATATAGAATTGGAATATTTTGTCTAATTTCGTGTTCCATTTGATATAACCAAATCCAAAATCGTGGGTCTGTGAAATGTATAATGGCATCTGGTTTTTCTAATTCTATAATCTGTCTTAGTAAATCTGGATTTCCATAACCAGATATTGGGTATAGTTTGAGATATCCATTTTCTATTCCAAGTTCAGTCCTCAAGGATTCTGACATATCTACAATCTTACCATTTTCTGGATGATTTACTGCTCCACCAATTTGAACCCAATCGTACTTATGAATCGTTCCCAAAACAAACTCTTTAGATTGAGTTGCTATACCAGAATGCATTCTTAAATCATCTGATAATAGTAATATCTTTTTATTTTTGGGTTTGTTTGGGTCAATCTTTCGTAACTTCGGGAGTTTTATTTCACTCATATAACCGTTTTCCTTATTCTAAAAGTTGCTTCCACTCTCAATCAAGTGTTGATTTGTTTCTATCTGTTCTCTAAAATCTTCATCGTTAAGATACATATCCATTGACCTATTTGTCAGTTTTTGTAATGTCATTTTGGTGTTTACGGTTGCTAATTTAAATCTATTATACAACCCTTCTAAAATCTTAACCGAAGTAAGTTTGGTGTCTTTCATAACTATTTCTCCTATCAATCTCGTGTTGTGCTTAAAATTTCAAACTCATATTCATCACTATGAATTTTTCTATAATTTTTATTATATAATAATTGACTAACAATATATCTGCTCATACCTGTCGCAGCTGCTGCGTCTTTTATACTATTATAAACAATGTTATTTCTCAAATCTTTAAATTTTACCACACGCAATTGTTTATGTTCAACAATTTCACCAATCTTCCAATCTTCTGACTGAGGTGTTACCTCATTATTCTTCAATGGGTGACCATCTTTTAAATATTTATGTATCCACCTATATTCAGTATCATAAAATATATCAATGATTATCATCTTTCTTGATGAACAATGACCATCTATACAATGTGCAGATAATCTTTGTTTAGGACTTGTAGATTTACCTATATATGTTACAGTTTCTCCATCGTCATCAAGTAATCCATACACATATACTTTTACATCTTTATAATTCATATTCATAATATATCTCCTAATTCATATATACATATAATAAGTATATACAAAGTGAAGAAATCAATCAATTATTATTGTTTTTTTACCAAAATCTTCTGCATATTTTATTGTGGATAATGTTCCCCTTGATGTGTGACCATCTGGAATAAACGCTACTACATAATCACTATGTTTTGCTATTAACTTGTTTCTTGCAAAGTAATTTTTAACATGATAATTCTTTCCGTAACAACTTTCTGGTAATTTACAATACAAATTATGAACTTCGTGAAATGGTGGATACTCCTCATATTGTAATCCAAGTTCAAGAGCATATTTCTTAGCATATTTATCAGCTCCATCTTTACAGCCACCACTTACGATAATTGTATCTGTTCCGTGTTCTTGTTTGAGTTTGAATATGAAGTCTTTTATCTTTTTCTTGTTCTCGTATAATCGACTTCCCACTAATCCTATTCTCACTTTGATCCTTTATTCATATGTTTTACCAATTTGATATAAGATGCTATCCCATCTAAAATATCACCTTCTGATTTGTATCTCCATCTACTTTTTTCACCATCACTTTGTATGAGATACCATACTATATCATTCCTTTTGGTAATCTTTGTATGTACTTCAAATAATAGATGTTCATTTCTTTTAACAAACTCTTCACATTGCTTATCTGTTAAGCTTTCGTTCCAGAATATTACTCTAAATTGCTTACCCACTAATTTACGACAATATCTTATATTTTCCAAGACTTTTTTTTCAAAACCTTCATTTATTATTATTGTATCCAATTTCATTCTTAACGAGAAATATTTCATTTTCATCTAACTCCTTCATTACAATATTCACTTCCGTTAAACTCACACCATCTACAAGACTTTTTACTTGGTGTTGCTTGTAAATCTACATCTGTATGACTACCATCTTCATTGAAACCTTCGTTGATGAACTTTGAAAGTTTCTTTGCTACCTTGTTCATTGATACAGTTCCACTTGCTGGTGAAAACTTTTGAACTCGTCTTTGTGGCCAATCTACATTCTCATATAATTTTCTCTTTACTATGAAGTATTCAACTTCAATCTTCTCTATTGGGTGATTGTATTGTTTTGAATAGAATTGTTTGTATAATAATAATTGTTGTGTTTTATTCTCATCAGCTTTCATCCACTTGTTCCAACCCTTTGTAGATGTTTTAATGTCGTATATTTTGATTACATTTCCAATTGTGTCTTTCATCACAATATCAAGATAACCAACCCAAGTTAAATTTTTCTGTAAGTCCATCTCTACTGGAACTTCACAACCAATTAGTTCATATCCCTTTTTACTGAAATACTCACCTCTATTTTTTTTGAAGAAATCTAATATGTTACAACCATCTTGAAAGAACTCTTTTAATTGTTCTTTTGTACAAGGGTCTTTTCCATATGCTTCTTTATCTCTATTAAATACCTCAACCATCTTCTCTTGTAGTATTCGTTCTAAATTGAGTTGATTTGCTCGTTTAACTGTAAACTCATACATAACATTGAGATACTTTTGTATCACCTCGTGCATTGCTGTTCCGAACAACAAATAAATACTCGGTTCTGATATTCTTTTATCGTCTATGTAATTCAGTTTCCATCGTTTTGGACACTCTGAAAACATTGAAAGTTGTGAATATGAAATTCTACCCAATTATTTACCCCACTTACCAGCTTCAACTATCTGTGCAATTATACCATATACTGATAAGTCTTTGAATGCGTCCATTGTCGGTTCGTTCTGTGCTTCTCTATTATTCTTCACCACAAGATTGATTAATCTCTGTACCTTATCGTTAATCCTAACTATAAGACCTATCTTACTCAATCGTTTTTCTTCATCTGTTTTTAATTCAGTTCCCATAGCTATATTACTTGGTCCATAATCCATTTGCTTCTTACAAAACAAAGCCCATTGTTCAAACTGTAATCGTTGGAACTCTTTGGCTGTTTCTGGATATGTAGTTTCTATATATGTAATTGCATCTCCATCATCATTGGTCAGAAATGAATTTAGTTCTGTCTTTTCATCATTGAATATTTTATTATACTCTTTATAATCTGGTGAATCTTTTATTGTTTTACTCATTTGCATACCTTCTTCATTTGTTTTTTATCTATCCCATACATCTCCAAGATGTCTTTTAATTCTTGTTTATTTATTAGTTCAAGATATTCTATTACTTGTAACTTACTACATTCAAAATGATTACACAAGAGTTTTGTTAACCATTCGTCATATTTTTTTGATTTCTTACCTTTGATGTATTTGTTATATCGTTTACCTTTTGGTAAAACATCACAATACCACTTATATACTTCTTTTGGTTTTAATTGGCCAATAGAATATTTCTGAAAGTAGTTCACTATCTCTATGAAATCTATATCCATTGACAACCATCTGTTTAGTATAAATGGACTGAACTTCTTTCTGTCTGTTTCTGAATGTTCTTCCCACGATTTCTTGTGAACCAACAACTGGTTCATCCAATCTATAATTGTCATTTTGGTTTATCCTTTTTAAAATCCCACGAACCATCTTTTGAATGTGGTTTAGCGTTAACTTTAAACACTCTTTCCATTTCTACTATATGGACACCACAACTAGCATTAACACATCTTTCACATACTGGTTCTGGTTCATCTATTTTCTGTAATACTTCTTGTTCTTGATTACAAGATAGACATCTGAAAGTGTAGAACGGCATTTATATATCTAATTCACTCTGTCTAAATTCACTATTAACATGACCACATTTTTGACAAGCGAACACTGCCATTGGAACAATAGTTTCTTGATTTGTAGGTGAAACTAATGCTGATAGTTTTCTTAATAATAAAGTTTGTTCAAATGTATCATTTAGACACACTTCACATTTTATTTCACTTGTTTTTGAAAAATCTATTTCCTGTTGTGGTTCTTGTGGTCCACCAAAATTACCTTTAATTGTTGTCATCTTCTATCTCCATTGTTATATCTGTTATTGTTACATCTTTACTTTTCCAACCAGTTTTGTGTAAAATATTTTCATCCTCATATGGTGGATTATATAATAATACTCTAATTGGTGGAATACTTAAATCTCTATGTTCTACTAAAAATTTCTTCATTTAATTATCCTCATTATTTTAATTAATGTGGACATAAAACATATTTCCTTATCCACAACATTTACATCGTTAAATTCACCTTCAGCGATTGCTAATATACATTCAGCCACTTTACCATTTGAATAGGTATCTACCTCATCATATAATAAACGATATAGTTCGGCATAATCACTAACTGAATTATCTGCTATCAGCTTTCGTAAGTCGTTAAACTTTGAACCATCACTCAACATTTCTAATAATTGAACTTTGTAATTATTTTGAATTACTGAACTAACATCAATCTTTAACTCACCATCTACAACTTGTCGTTGTGCCGAATTGATTACCCTACGAATATCTGGATAACCGGCGTTTACGATTAAAGCTAAATCATCAAGCTTGAATGTAACATTTTCAGCTTCAAAAATACTCTTTAATTGAATAGCCACTTCTTTTCTTGAAGGTGGAACAATCTTATATGGTTGACATCTTGATTGAATTGGGTCTATGATTCTCTCCACATAATTACAAGTCAATATGAACCGACAATGTTTTGAGAATGTTTCCATCAAGTTACGAAGTGCTGCTTGTGCGTTCGGTGTAAGGAAATCAGCTTCATCAAGTATGACTATTTTTAATTCTCTAAATCCTATTGTAGAAGCAAAGTTCTTTATCTTTGTTCTGACATTATCTACATTGTTCTCATCTGACGCGTTGATGTAAAGATAATCACAATCAATATTACTTGTAATAATTTTAGCTAATGTTGTTTTACCAGTTCCAGCAACTCCATACAACAATAAGTGGGGAACATCTTCTGATTCAAGATAAATACTTACCTTACTTTTTAGATGTTCGTTACCTATGTATGTATTTAAGTCTGATGGTCTGTATTTCTCTACCCAAAGAGAATGACTTAATTCCGCCATCCATCACCTCTCTTGAAATGAAATAATCTATGTAATAATATTTCAGTAAATAGTCCCCACAATGAATTAGCAAAATATACTCCATTACCATCAGATAACATCAATGTATATTTCCATTCTCGTTTCTCTTTTTTCATATTAATCTACATCCTGTACTGCTACTACATAATAAGTTGAATCATAATCATCAACTTTGAAATTCACACGAGCTAAACCTTCGTTTGAAACTTCAAGAACTGCTGATGTACATTCTCTGTTTGCAACTAACACTTCTTTAAATAGATTGGCGTTGAATGAAACTGGGTCTGTCAAATCATTTGTCGTAGTTTCTACTGGAATGTTTACCCTATTTGTATTGATTGATGAATAACCAATTATTACCTCAACTCTACCTGTTCTGTCATTGTTGAGAACTGTGAATGTATCAACTTCACTTAACGCACCTTTACCTTTGATGAAAGTGTCAATAAACTTAGTATCAAGTTTAATCTGTGTTCCAAAATTAGGTAATCTTTTAAGTGCTGGTGGGTCTGCGATAACTGATAAATCACTTAACACATAATCAATTGATACTGAACCATTCTTTACTTTTAATGATACAGCTTTATCACCGAACCTTGATAAAGTCAATGATACATCATCACCCAATACACCAATCAAACTCTTTAGTTGGTCTGTTTGATATACACCAAGTTCAGCATCTTCAAATGTGAACTTATCTACTCTTACTTCACCCAATAATGATTTGTCTGGTGTCACAAATGATGTTGAAAGTGAATCTCCATCTGATTTCCACTTAACACTATTTACATTACCACCCAAGTTGTATTTTTGGATGAACTTGTCTAACTTACTTTTTTGCATTCCTACTTCTCCTGTATTTAATATTGTTATAATATACTACTAAATTGTAATACAAAACAACCTTTTTTTAAAAAAATCTCTCTAATGTATATTGTTTATCTACTGGTTCTTCCCAAGATAATGCTTCATACCAAGTTTTCATTTTCTTGTTTAATGCTCGTTCAAACAGTTTATCATAATCAACATATTGTTCTATAAAATCCATTATCTCTTTTGGGTCTTCATAATCCTTAAACGCTATAGATTTTATACCATACGGATTTGATTTAAGATACACCCATTTGATTTTATCTGAATTTCTAATCGGTTCTACTTTATCTAAACTAAAATGTTTTAATAAATCGTTGTAGATTATTACTGACTTAACATGAACCGGTGCACCTTTTTTTATATTTGTGAACATACCTATACTATTAAATTTGTTACGACTTTTATCAGTAAACTTTTGAATACCCTTTACACCAGTTGGTAATGCAATTTCAGTTAATTTCATGTCCTTCATTGATGATTTGAGATTTAATATCTTTGTGTCAATTTCACCTTTATCTACATCAGAAAGAATATCTTGTAATACCTCTGTCATCAAACTCTTAAACGCTACTGGAAAGTTACTCCTAACAATATCTAATCCCTTGACATCTAACTTATCACATTTAACACCACCATCGTTTATAATCCATTGACCATATCTTTTCTTTGTCACCCAAAAAGCTGACTTTGAAATCACTTCCTGTTTAATATCAAATCTGTGTTCATCACAATTTAGAAATCGTTTTGCAAATACATCATAACTTTCATTTAAAAACTCTTGAACCTCTGATGCTATTGATAATATCTCTTTCGTCATATATTCATTATCTTCTGTGTCAGCGTTGGGGTTTCTATGTTTTACAAGTGGAACTGCACTTACGAATATACTATCTGTATCTGTATAAATTACATATTTTTCTTTATCACTAAGTTCTTTGTTATAATAATAGTTAGCCATTTGTTGTGTATATTTAATCAATTCTTGACCACAAGTTGTCACTGCCGCGGCGTTGTCTAAATCAAAGAATCTGAATACTGGAAGACCTAATGCTCCGTACAAACTATTCAACATAATCTTTTGAACATGCTGTCGTTTATCAAAAAATGTATGTTTCTGTTTATCACCATCTTCAGCATATTTTTTTGCTAACTTTTTGAACTCAACTCTTTCATCAAACCATTTTTCTAGGATAGATGGTATCAATCCAGGTCTATCATTTTTGTAAAGGATTCCGTTAGTAGAGAGTGTAACTTTGTTTGAAGCTAACATACTGCCTAACTCAGCCTCGTTAAAAGTACCTTTTATCTTACCTTCTACTTCTAACGAATATGTTTTGTTTGTTCTCTTTAAAAACTCTTTTACATCCCATCCTAACAATTTACCTATTTTCATTTCAGGTGATATGTTCAAAGTCATAATAATTGACGGATACATTGATGTTAAATCTAAATCATACACCCAAGCGTGTCTACCAGGAACAGGTTCCATTACATAAGCACCAGTAAACTTTTCCTCACCATCCATCAGTTCTTTAGCTCTTAAATTCTTATTAGGTGCTACTACATTTATCTTTTTCAGATAAGTTAATAGAGCTCCTTCAAGATAACGACTGCTGAAATATACATCTTCGTATGGTGTATGTCCAACATGTGAGATGCCTATAGCTAAATTAATAAGACCGAACTTGTCATCAAGTGCTTTTACTATCTTAACATCATTCAAATTATATTCAATGAACTTGTTGATGTCAGTTTCATACAAATCATTAAGTGTTCCTTCATATTCAATCTTACTAAGTCCAACCTCAAATTGTCCTATGAAATCTAACCTATATGATGATTGTTGTGTGTATGTGAACTTCTTATATAATGCTAAATAATCTAAACAAGATACACCCGCTATCTTATATCTATTCTTATGTTCTGAATAGAACACCTCTCCAATTGGTGAAAGTGCGTTAGCAAAACTCTCACCCATTACTCTACGAGTTCTGTTATATAAATAAGGAATATCAAATCCATCTATATTCCAACCACTCAATATTGTAGGATTGATTTCAAGATATTTCTGATAAAATCTCTGTAGTAATTCTTCTTCTGACCGAAATGATTCTATCACATCTGTATTCTTTACATCACCCAAAACAAAACAATGATATTTATCTATTGTCTTATCATATAATGCTATAGCAGTTATCTTATTACGAGCTTCTTTTGGGTCTGGAAATCCTTTTGTGACCTCAACTTCAATATCAAAATAAACTTCACGATGACTTTCTGACATTTCATCAGAATCACCATACATATCTACTAATACACGAGTTTCAATTGGAACATCACTTTCAAACACTTTACCATTCTGTATATCATCACCTGTCCAAAAGTTTACCTTTTTTAACTTATCACCATATAATGAACGATGTTGACCAGTTTGAGATTTTAAATATGCATATGGTTTATATTGAAATTTTGAATAACCTGTTTTGTCATCCCAAAGATGTACTTCACTATTTGTCTTTGTTCTTTTTACATATATGTTTTGGTACATTTATTTTCGGTTTTTCCGTTTATCAAACTTTGGAGTCATCTTTCTTGACTTTTCTGTAATCATTATTTTGTATATTTTGAGATGACCACATTCCTCACACCAAATTGGAGTGCATAAACTTCCATAAACTCTTTCGTGATCTTCACAATATTTTTTAGCGCGTTCTCTGTCTATTTTATTTTTTTTATGCAGAGATGGATATCTTACTTCGTGTTTACTTAACTCCCAACTACATGTGTTACAATATTTTTTATTCATATGATAATATACAACCTTTTTGTGTTATGAAACAAGTATTATCTTGCTTTACATCTCCATTTTTCTGATTCAAATACTCGTTCTCTTAAATCTGATGATGACCAATCGTGGCTTCTGTGGTGCCAGTATATCGTGATTGGTAAGTCATCTCCTGTGAAACCACTATTACTTTGTTTCCAATCACTTCCGATGATTCGTATATTTGGTTTAATTTCTTTAAGTAATTCATACAAATCATCTTCTGTATCATATACAATCACCTCATCTATATATCGTATCGCCTTTAACATTTCCAATCGTTCACGAACTGATTGAACTGGGTGATGTTTTACATCTGGTCTGTCTATTGTTGGATCCGATTGTAATCCTACTATGAGATAACCACATTGATGTTTAGCATCTTCAAACATAACCATATGTCCTGGATGAACCAAATCAAATGCTCCACAAGTGAAACCTACTATTCGTTTATATCCCATCTTATCTCCTATTTAGCAAAATATTGTAATTTATTTAATTTGCTTAATCTTTCCTTTGTCTTTAATTCTGGAAAGGTTTTTTCCAACCATTGAACTGATTGTGTAAATGATGTTCCAAGAACTTCATTTACTACCAATATCACATCTAAAATATTTATAACACCATCTTGATTCATATCTGATGTTATTGATTGTTCTTCAGTTGGTTCTTCATTACCCAATATAAAACCTACAATGACAACAATATCAAGAACATTTATCACACCATCAAAGTTAGAATCACCATATAAATCTGGAATAAATTCTGTTTCAGGTTCACCTATATAATCAAAGAACCAAGATAATCTTGGATATATTCGAGAGTACACGCCCGGGTACTGAGCTTCAGCTCAACCATATCCCCAGCTAACTATACCAATAAGTTCATACTCCCCATCACCATTTGTCATAATCAATGGACCACCACTATCTCCTTGACAAGAATCTTCACCACCGTTACCATCACCTGCGCAAACCATATTGTTTGTTATATCTGAATTAGAATAGTTACCACAACCATCGTCAATTGGAACATCTACTTCAAGTAATACATTAGAACTACCACCACCAGATGATGTCGCACCCCAACCCATTGTTGTTGACATTACAGGTTCTTCATCGTGTGAATCATCTGTAACTAATTGTATTGGTTCAAAGTTTGTAACAGGTGATGATAAGTGTAGTATAGCATAATCATTATCTAATGACCAACCACTATATTGTGGATGAACTATAATGTCATCTACATTTCTTGTTATAGCTCCTGTTGTTGAATTAACATTATGTAATCCAATCTTAACTTGAAGATTATTTTCTGAAACTCCTTCTACACAATGAGCGGCTGTGATTACCCAATCTTCTCTAACAAGTGAACCACCACACCAATGACCACCACTATATCGAAGTGAAACCATAAATTCATATTTACAATTTGGACATGCTGGGTCTACTTCTTCACCACCAACTATAAATGGTTCTGGTAAATCACCAGGATTTATTGTTAGTGCTTCTGATGATATTGTTGTTAAATTATTTTCTGTACTTACTGGATTTGTATTATCCGTACAAGAAAATAAAAATAATAATATAAATAATAATCTAATTATTTTTCTTCTCCATTTGTTAGCCAGGATGATGATTGAATTTTACCACCACCGATTCCCCATAACATTTCAACACCAAGTTCTTTACATACAGGAATTTCTGGAATATTTTCTTTTGTTCTATCGCCACCATTAGCAAAGTATAATTTATATTCATTCTCACCAGTAGGATTTGTATCTAAATAATCATAGTTAAATCCATCACCACTATAAATAGTTCTAACTTGTTTAAGTAAACCACAAGCAGTATCATCTGAATCATCAAAAGCTAGTACTTGATTTATATATTTAAACCCTTCAAGTATTTCTTTTCTCTCTTTAAACTCCATAAATGGTTTACCTTTTTTTCGTGTTAACCATTCATCTGAATTTAATCCTACTACTACTTGATGTCCTAGCCAAGATGCTTCTCTGAACATTCTTAAATGTCCTTTATGAACTGGATCAAATCCACCACTTAATATGATAACAGATTTTCTCCAATCTTTATTCCAAGTTGTATTTTTCATTAAACCCCCGCTTCCTGTGTTTCCTCTACCAATTCACCAAAATCAATTTCACAATGGTCATTGTTACAGAACTTTTCAACTTCTGCTTCGTTCCCTTTGACTTGTCTGAATGATAAGAAACTTAATTCTTTTACCATCTTATCATATTTTTTATTTGTGATTTCTTCGTATGGCATTTGTTTGTATGCACCCAATTCCATTTTAGGTAAGAATGATATACCTTTCATCTGATATTGGAAATAGTTAAGTGCTGATGCTATCTGATGTCCTTCTGTATCAGGGTCAAATGTTACAGTACAACTTACTTGGTTATCTGCCCAATACTTTTGCATGAATGCTGCTAAACTCATTTGTTCCCACATTGATACATCGTTAATTGTTCTTACACCTTCACCCACATCAACCGGTACATCTACGACTACTGTTGAATCTTCACTACCGAAAGCTGGTTCTATGTTGTAACCTGCTTTTTGTAATGGTTTGATTAATGGTGAATTAATTGATAATCTTATTCGTCTGATATAGAAACGTGATTCAGGATAGTGTAATCCTGGTGTTGCTCCTGCTAATAGAGATACAGTTCCACTTGGTTTAACTGATGTAGTTTTGATTGAACGAGGAACTGCTAACCAATCTGAATACATTTTATCATAATCTTGAATTGCATCATATCCACTTTCTAACCATTCTCTTAATTGATGTAATCCTTTGTCTGTAATGAATTGAGCCACACCACTTACTGATGTTCCAATTCTTCTATTTCGTAACATCACTCTATTTGTTTCAGACCAATGTGTTTTTCCAAGTGTTACTGTTTTAGCATATAGATATGCGTATTTCAATGTCTTGATATAATCTTCTAAACTCTCGTGATTGTTTGGAAATGTTTCTACCAAGCAACACAACTCATAAGATTCAAGTGATTGTTCAAGACAGGGATTACCACCAGCAACTCTGTGATCTTTATTATCCCCACCATTTTTCATACGAGAATATTCTCTCATATTATCTAACCACGCGAAACCAGGTTCACCATTATCATTTATTCGTTCAGCCGTTTCTGTATAATCCATACCCAACTCAGCAAATATAGAATTGTTTGATGTCCAACCATATGTTTCTCTATGTGGGTTCTTTTTATAATTCTTTAAATTGATGTATTCTTCTGATGTTGAATCACCAAATACTATTTCAGCAGTTCGTCTTACATTACCAGCTACAACACACTTACCGATTAGATTCATAATGTCAACGATTGTAGTTATTGAAATTGGTTCACCTACATTCTTATCTAATGTTTCTCTAACGGTATTATGGACTTCTTCTAATGGTTCGTAACCACTTGACACACCACCGAATCCTTTGATTGGTGCTCCCTTTTCTCTAATCTGTGTGTAATCAAACTCAACTGGAGTTATACCAAGAAAATATGAATCTAATAATCTTCGTACTGATTCAACCCATCCTTCACGAGTATCTGGTACTACATATGTTTCTATACCTCTATCAGTTTTGGGTCCTCTTATAACAAACGATTCTGCACCCTTTGTATCAAAACCAACACCAACACCAACCATACTTGCATCCATTAAGAATGTAAATGGTTTAGATAAATCATCTTTCAGATTTTGTGTTGATACGAATGCACAATTGTTGAGGGCGGCGTACAAACCTCGTTCTTCGGTTATTGATGTTCCCATAGCCCAAAGTCCTCGGCCGGGTGGTAAGAATTTCATATTGAAAATTCGGTCATACATCTCCTGTGCTGACCTTTGTGCTTGCCACGCGTTCCACCCTAAATCATATCTCTCAATATGTTTCTTTTGCATGTTGTAAGTTCCCTCTACAACACGCTTAACAGTTTCCCACCACATTTCGTTTTTTCCATCATCTTTTAGACGAGAATATGTTCTCATATAGACAAGTTCACCCAATCCGTTAAAACCGAATGGTGCTCTTTTTCTTTTATATCCGTCTATGAAATTGTCTGACAGGCTGAATTTTTTAAATTCTGTCATATATAACTCCTATAATTCTTTTGTGATTTGTATCAATTTTTTATCTAATAACATTTATAAATATCATTCTTTTGTCAAATTATTACATCTATTAAAAAAAATCATGTTTAATTGTTCTATTTGGGTTTACATTTTTTATATTATATTCTACTACATCTAAATTAAATTTTGGTTCTTCTTTCATTATCTCATATTTTCCTTTACCAACTAATTCTTTCCATTCTAAATCTATATCTTTAGGGTATTTTATACTCCACTCCATATTTGAATCGTTTAACATTTTTTTAGCTTTTCTACTTAAAGGTAAAATATATCTAAATTGTTTACCCTTTATTCTCTTTATTCCTTTCTTTTTCATAAAATCATATGTAAGCCAAAAAATCTTATCTTTGCCTACCATTTTGGCATTTTCCTCACATAAGGTTCTAGCTGAACGAGGATGAATTTTTTCACCCTTATCACTAACATATATATCTGTCCAAATAAAACCACCATACAAAAAATTAAATGATTGATACACATATCCAGCTTTACCAACTATACCATCAGCCCAAGTGTAAAGAAATAATCTATCTGATGTATTTATCTTCATCCATTTTACAACCTTAGATAACATTTGAGATTCTGAATTTTTAGGCATTTCATCTAACATACACATTTTACCAATTTCATAATAATCTTTAGTCTCTAATCCAGGAAACATCTTATTTATAGTACCTTTAGGTTGAGTACCCCAACCTAATGTGACAACACCCACTAATTTATTTTCTAAAAAACACCCAAGATAATGTTTTGTTAACCTTGGCATAACTTTTGAGTAGTGTGTACTTTGTATCAAATCTATAGCTAATTCTTTACCTATCTCTTTTATAGTAAGATTATTCATTCATTGAATCCTCTTCTAATTCAACTATTCTCTCTTTTAATGTTTCTATATCATTAAATCCATTCAATTGTATCACCATATCAGTTACACTTGATAAACACCATACACAGAATCCAAC